TTTTAATAATAATGTTAGAAATACCATTGACAAATCCTGTGTTTCCAACAGTTTCCAAATCAGTAAGGTCTAGTTTCACAGATTCAACAAAATCCATAATATTCATAGCATCTTTGCAGGTTTCATTGAGAAACAAATTTAGATTGAATGTTTTGTTGTGGGAATTGGTGTGTTGTATGTTGTTATGAGTACCGCAATTTTCGCTCATTTTCATTAATAATTTATTTTGCTCTATTAACATTTCTTTGAACTCGCTGTTTTCTTTCATAAGATATTCCAGTAATTTGTTATTACTATTTTTGGTTAGTTCTTCATCAAAAGATTCCGCTTTTTTAACTTCTATATTATGGTTACATAATTTTTTATGTTTGGATAGTCCTTGGCTATATTTGTATTCTTTTCCACATTTGCATACAAATTTTTTACTTAACTCCTCGTTTTTCCCTTTTTTAGTATCCGGTGCGTACTCAACCGGTATCCTTAGATGTTTATCAGTGGCAATATGACGCTCAAAGTTATATTTTTTACTGCATGTATAATTACATTTATTACAAATAAATATATGGCTCAAACATTGCTCGTTTGGTGTATCCATAAAGTATCCACATATTTTATTCCTAAATAGTTTCCGAATAAAATAAAAATAACTTCAATAACATTTTTGAAATTATTTTATTGGCAATTGGCTAGGATGATTACCATAAGCGAAAAAACGAAATTTTGTTTCAAAACTTTTTTCGGAAATTCAAAAAAGGACATTTTAAAAATGTCCAAAAATCAAAAATCCAAAAAAGTCTTGGAAGAAATTTTCATCTTTTGTTTTCTTTAAGTTACTTTGAAAATAATATATATTATTCTTAATATTTTGTAAGTTGCATTTTTTTGGGTATTTGAGGATTTAGCACAGCGAATTCAATCATAATGGACCAAGAAAATAGACCAAAATCCACAAGTGCTCCATTGTGATAACGCATTTTGATACGTAGTCGGCGTATTCTCTCAGCAGGAGGATCAAACCACTTATAAGGAACCATATCGTTATCATACCATTGCGAAAGTGGAGTCGTAGGGACAGGGATTTTTGCAAAGCAAGAGTTTACGACTCCATTAGTTTGGTTTGTAGATTGTGTAAACCTTGACAAATTGTAAGGAGACGTTTCGTCAATACAGTTTAAACTAATATTTCCGTCATCTAGTTCCATGTAAATGTATGAAGGACCCATAAAATTAATTTTCAAAGGTGCTTGCAAGAAATACACGTTGGCTCCTGGATAGCTAGGTTTTATCCATACACCTTTGTCGCCAGGAACTAATGCAGTTCCATAATAAAACCTGTATTCATTTTCGTTAGTTGCTTTAATGGAAACAGCAGGGCACCTAACAAATCCTAAATAAGCAGGCAACCCCCAGTTACTAAAACTAGGTAACTCAGCAGGATTGAGCCTACACTCTGCTCTACGAACAACCTCAATTTCTTGATAAACAATACTATCATTTGGAAAATCAAAGCCAGAAGATTTATTACCAAAATACAATTTTTGGATAACACTGTTATAAGCAACGACAAATTCACTGTATCCTTGAAACAACGCTGCCTCCGCCGCATATTCAGGGTGTAAATTAAAAAAGTTCAAAATGTGATTAGTTACAGCTAAATTCATTTTATTTGTTAGTTCAATAGCCATTTGAGTTGGATTATAGAACCCTTCTTCCACGTCAAACAAATAATTCTGTTTGGGGTTTTCACTTAAGGCAATATAGATAACTTGAAGTAAAGGATCAATGACTCCATGATCTGATGGGTTATATATATTTTTCATCGTAAATACAAACGTCAAGTTACCAGCAGCGTATGAAAAGACATTATAATTAGAAGGAAAAGACCAAGAACTTAGCTTGACACTTTGTACATTGACGTAATCTTGCGGCAACTCAATTTCAAAGACAGCTGGATTGGGGTATTTTAAAATGTCACGATCTTCTGAATTGATAGAAACATATTTTTTTTCATAGAAATAACTTTCATTACTCGGAATTAACGGATGATTGTTGTTTAAATTATAACGCAAATTACTCATAATAAATAATAATATTTTTATTTTTAGGTTTATATAATTATAAGTATTATAATGATAAACCTAAATACTTATATAAAAGTAAATTATAAATATATATAACATGTCAGGGGCAAATTATGGCGGAAGACAAGCAAATCAAACTGCATACATTAAAACATTTGTAGAAGGAAATCCAGATCAATTATGGATCGTTGATAATGTCGCGAATACACAAGTATTATCTCCAGCTTCTCCTTACATAGACATTTATGTGCCAAATAATATATATTTAGGTGGAACCGTAATTCACTTACCTACATCTAGTCAAATAGATATACTACAATTAGTAAACAGAATACAAGAATTAGAAGACAAAGTACGTCGTTTAGAGAGCCGAGTACCTTAAAAACGAATGATTTTGAAAAAGAATGCATTTTTTAGTTCACTTTCTATATGATAAATAATATACATAATATGTATATGATTAATCAGCCGTTATTTAATAACATAGTCAATATAAGTTATGCCTTTCTTGTAGGTGGTTTAGTCGTTGTGTTATGTACAGTAGGAACCTACAACGAAAATGCTCTCATTGGTACGATTAGTGGCTATGCATCTGCAGCATGTGCTACGATTTTACTTGCTGGACTCACGTATACAACAATTATATCTGGAAATAAAAATCCCACATGGTCAAACATACTATCGGGAGTAATACCCTTTATTGTTTTATTTTTAATATTTGGGTTTTCTTTAGCAATCGTTAGCGTTTACTTTGATAAAATTGCACAAAATAAGGTAAGCAACTATTACAGTGTGTTTTCTTTCATGTCTGTGTTGTTTATTTCTATTCAAGTATTTATGTTTTATTCGGCAACTTCGCAAAAAATATTCAGAGAAAATGGTTACATTAGCGGAGTGACTGTTCTTAAAATGTTGTTAGTATCCGTAATAAATATACTTATTTTAATAACCTTAGGAGTTAGTTTGAAATATTTTTCAACGGATGGTTAATACTTGTAAACTTGTAGGTAACTCCATAATTATTTTCTGTCTCCCAAATCCCAGATATTTTTAGTAAGAATAAGTTATGTATATCTTGTATATTATCAGCAAAAACTTTTATGTTGCCGTTAGATAGTTGTTCATAAATTTTATATACAGGTGTTTTATTTGTAATGTTTAACTTATGTATGATATCTTCCTCTATTTTTTTTATACTATCTATTAATTCCGTATGAGTGTTGTAATCAAAAATACATCTGTATTTATTATAATACTTTTCCACATTAATATTTTGAAAAAAAACGGATAAATAAATACCATTCATAATAAATAGATCTGTAGAATATAATATTCGTATAAATGAACTATCGGTCATTATATTATTTTTAATAGCATCACAAAAATAAATATATTCTTTATTAAACTGATGTAATCCTTTGACTATATTCATATAAGGCTATATGCATAATTAGTTTACTCTTAATTCGTTTTGAAAATATATACTATTTAGTTATAAATGTAAATAAAGAATGTAAAATAGTATATAAAAAGTAATAAATGAAATTTTTTGAAACTCATTTTGAAGAATATATCCAGTCTTCTCAAAAAAATAATTTACATCCAAAACTAGAAAAAATATTCAAAAAATTTCCAAGTAAAATACAGGACTTAAAAAATGTAATACTATACGGTCCTCCTGGTGTTGGTAAATATACTCAAATGCTAAGACTCATCAAACAATACAGTAACACTGAACTTAAATACGAAAAAAAAATTAGTATCATATTCAATAAACAACCTATTTTTTTAAAGATTAGTGACATTCATTATGAGGTTGATATGTCTTTGTTGGGATGTAACTCTAAACTATTATGGCATGACATTTATCAACAAATTGTAGACATTGTATCTGCGAAAACAGATAAGTATGGAATCATTGTTTGTAAGAACTTTCACGACATATACAATGAACTGTTAGATAATTTTTATAGCTATATGCAAACAAATGTGAATCTTCAGAATATAAACATTACTTACATTTTATTAACAGAAGGAATTTCTTTTATTCCAGATAATATTTTGAATTGTTGTGAGACTATTTGCATTCATAGACCAAGTAAAGCATCATATTCAAAGTGTATTAAGCCTTTATTAAAAACTGTATTACCTCAAGATATTACGAATATAAAATACCTACATACTGAAAATGGTTTGTTACACACTAACAAGTTATTATGCGACAAGATTATTGCTGAGGTCATCGGTAATAATGTTAATTTTTTAAAGTTTCGCGACTTACTGTATGATATTTTCATATATAATTTGGATATTGGTCAATGTATTTGGTACATTTTATCAGAGTTAATAAAGCATGATAAAATAGAAAAGAGCGACATGTCTTCTTTATTAATCAAAACCTACCAGTTTTTACAATACTATAACAATAACTATAGACCTATTTATCACTTAGAAAGTTTTTTATTTTATTTAATAACGACTATACATAAGTATGAGCAACTATAACATTTTAGAAGATAACATTAATGTTAAGAATGCATGCACTGTATTGAATATAAATTTCAAAGAGTTACATAAAATAACCATAAAATTATTGAAAAAACAATACCACCAAATGGCTCTAAAATGGCATCCAGACAAAAATGGAAATACACCAAACGCGACTCAATATTTTCAAAGAATAAATGAATCTTACCAGTTATTATCCGGGATTGTTACGAATACAGGAGATGATCCGTGTGATGATGAGTGGAATGCTTCATTTGTTAGATCATCTACTTTTAAACATGAGAAAAATGAATATATTTCTTTGTTAACTACCTTTGTTTCTAATATAATAAAAGGAAACTATACAGATATTATATCTAACATAATTCAAACAATTGTTAGTGATTGTAAAATCATATCATTGAAATTGTTTGACGGTTTAGACAAAGAAACAACCATGGAACTCTACCAGTTTTTATGTAAATACAAACAAATATTATATTTGAACGAAGATATTATTCAACAAATAAAAGAGATCATGATAAGCAAATTTCAAAATGATAAGGTGTATGTATTGAATCCAACAATAGATGATTTGTTTGAGAATAATATATATAAATTAATGGTTGACGACAATCTATATTTGGTACCTTTGTGGCATAGTGAATTATATTTTGACGCAAATGGTCATGACATTATTGTATTTTGTGTTCCAGACCTACCGGATAATATTTTTATTGATGAAGACAATAATTTGTTAGTTGATGTAGAAATAGATCAGAATAAACTACATGATTTATTAAACCATGCATCTATTACAGTTCCTATTGGTATACGTAATTTTGAAATAAAAGCAGACGCATTATATATAAAAAAAACACAAATTTATCATTTACTCCATGAAGGAATTTCACAAATTATGGAAAAAGATGCTTATAATACGTCCAAAAAAAGTAATATTATGTTTAACATACATATTACAATATAGTAGGCTGTATTCAGCGTATTTGAATATATTTTCAAAAGTATTTGAAAATATACGATACATAAAAAAGAAAAACAACTAAGCCTTACTAGATCAAGTGTTTTCTTTTTTATAAATATGTTTTACTATTTTTGTATTTTACTATTTTATTATTTTTAGAATATATTGGTTTTAACTTTCCTTCTTACGCACTACCTTCTTTTTCTTTGCCTCAACCACTTCTGCAGAAGGAGCTTGAGCTTGGTCAGTGAGAACAGTTTCTTCAACTACTACTGGAATCGGAGTTGGTGGTGGAAGGGGCGGAGCTACCACGTCTTCGTCATCCGAATCTTCCACAAACGCACTAACTGCACCATCAGGATCAACCTCTTCAGGAGCTGGTAGAGTCTTCAACTTTTGTTTATCTTCCATTTTTGGCTTGAGAAAGCATTGTCCTTCCATGGAAGCCTTGGGTTTTTGAACAATCGCCTGCTTTAGATTCCAAGTGATGGAAACTTTACCGTTAATGAACCATAACCCACCGCATTGAATAAGAGCAATTACATGAGACTTTGGCTTCAAAAAGTCAAGAGGAGACATATGAGAGTTAACCTTTCCGCTAACGAAAAGCGGTTCACCTTCTTCATCGTAAATCTCAGACTTCCAAACCTTATTCCAGCAAGGAATCTTTACAGTAAGTGTTGGAGACTTATTTAAATCTGGTTCTTGAGTACCCTTGAGCTTAGGATGTCTAAGCATAACATTGAACTTTTCATCCATCACTTCGGTACTAGTAATGGTTTTTCCAAACCATTCCTTAGAGTTGACCATGGCATCTGCCTTGATTTTTTGTTCTAAAGCTCTTATACTCTTAAGAAATGCGTCGCAGTCAGGATTAGGGTACTCTGTGTTTGGAAATTGTAGACTCATGGTATACTTTCCAGTATGATTGCCTGCAGTATCTTTTCCTTCTTGAGCACCCCAAGTTAAAATCAGTGGAGATGCAATTGTAAGTGATTCTCTAGATATTTTGTTGTATACATTTACTACCTTTCCTCCAGAGGCATGAGCCTTAGGAGCTGAATAGGAAATAATGCTAGTATCAATTTGGGTTCCGTCAATGATTGAGTCAGTCATGGTATTCTATATGTATACACTATTTATACAGGTTATCTTTAAATCAATTTTTTTTTAATTCATTAAATCTATACAAAGCATAATGCTGTTGGTTACAAAATGGTAATATTGTTAATTATATTATAAAATAATTCAAAAAGATTTCTTTATATTATATATAAACAAATATAATGAATATTTATAAACAGGTCGTTAAACCAAAAATAGATCATGATAGTTATGTTTCTAGTATCATATCCAAAGAAAACAAGCATATTGTGTTCCATAAAAACCTAGAAAAAATAGATAATAATGATGTTGTAGTACCTTCTTTTGGTGAGCAAAATATTCTAACAAAGTATAATTACAACATTCAACAATTGAAAGGGTTTGCAAAAAATTATAAATTAAAGATTACGGGTAACAAAAAACAATTAATCACAAGATTGTATTTTCATTTATACTTATCGTATTTTGTTTTGAAGATACAAAAAAGAATGAGAGGTATTCTACAAAGAAAGTATAATGTTTGTCATGGTCCAGCTTATATGAATCGTACATTATGTACAAATAATTGTGATTTTTTTACCATGGATGATGTCAAGGACATAAAAATACATCAATTTTTCAGTTATAAAGATGATGATGGATTTATATATGGGTTTGACTTGATGTCTTTATACAATTTAATTATTAAAGAACCAGGAGTTGTAAGAAACCCGTACAATAGAAGAGAAATAAATAATGGAGTGATAGAAGACTTGAAATCATTGTTTAGACTAAGCAAAATTTTGAAGATTCCTATAACAATAGCAATTGAAGAAATGAACCAACATTTAACGGGTGAAAAATCTCTAGAGTTGAGAGTGGTAGATTTGTTTCAAGCAATTGATCGTTTAGGCAACTATTCTGATTCTGCATGGTTTCTATCATTAAATCATAATCAACTCATTAAATTTATGAGAGAGTTGATTGATATATGGATGTATCGCGCCCAACTATCTAATGAAACCAAACGAATGATTTGCCCGCCATCCGGGAATCCATTTTATAATATGCCTTCATTTAATCAATTACAGAATTGTCAAGATATAACAACTATAAGAAATTATGTTTTACCTATTTTAGAAAAAATTGTAAACTCAGGTGTTGATAGAGACAGTAAATCTTTAGGATCATATTATGTTTTAGCAGCATTAACTTTAGTCAATATAAATGCGGCGAATTCTATGCCATGGTTATATCAGTCGGTGGTATATTTGTAATTAGATCTAATTCAATCACAAATAATATATATTATGCGTTAAAACACTTAAAAAGAACTTCTCTTAGTAAGGTATAAGAGATGCCTAGAACTAGCAAACCTAAAACCGCCACTGAAGTTGTTGAGAAGAATGTTGTTGCCGCTCCTGTCCAGAATGTTGAAACAAAGCCTGTTACTAAGCAGGCCGCCCCTAAGAAGTCGTCTACTAAGGAGACGACTCCTAAGGTAGAAAAGACTGTGGAGACTCCTGTCCCAGAAGTTAGTTCTCAAAATGTTATGGAGGAAACTGTTGTTGATATTGAGGCTTCTGTTGCAGCCCAATCCGTTGAGTTTTTGGCTAAGTTGAACCAACTCAGCGTGATTATTTCATCCTTGAAGAACGAGTACAAGACCCTTGAGAAGAAGTGGACTCGTGAGCTAAAGGTTGCCCAGAAGGTCAACTCTAAGCGAAAGAGAAAGACTGGTAACCGTACTCCTAGTGGATTTGTCAAGCCTACTAAGATCAGTGACGAGCTTGCTAACTTCTTGGAGAAGCCCCTTGGCGCTGAAATGGCCCGAACTGATGTTACCCGTGAGATTAATAAGTACATCCGCGCCCACAATCTTCAGGACAAGGAGAATGGTCGCAAGATCAATCCCGATACTAAGCTTTCTTCTCTCTTGAAGTTGAAGAACACTGACGAACTTACTTATTTTAACCTCCAGAAGTATATGAGTCCTCATTTTGCCAAGTCCACCAAGGACGTTGCTCAAGTTGTCTAAATCACTCAACCATGTAAATTTATAAAAAAATAAAAAATAAATAGAAATTAGAATTAGAAATTATAAATAATTATTATAGTAAATAATAATTATTTTACATCATGAAATGTGTATATCTATGTATGTATCCTAAGTTTTCTGCGATAATGATAATGTTGATCTATCTTTTTCATTGGATGATACATGTTTGTAATGAGAATGTCTTGTAGTTTCCATTCATTTCGCCAATGAATTGTAGATAGTTCTTCAGGGGTTTGAATGATTAGATTATTATGTAAAGCTAAAGTATTGAATAAGGATTCATCCATAAATAAATTATTATAAGTGGTAGCATAATTTTCAATTACTTTTAATAAAGCGGATGAAATGCGTACGGCACATATCATTGATCGCCCAAAGGGAGGATCTAACGAGGTTTGTTTAAAAATATAAGGCCAAAACCAATGGAGAGCGTTACGAGTTGAAACAATTTCATTTGATGCGCACAACAAGTCAGCATGCTTGTTTTTATAATCAATGTTTTTAATTGTGTTTATATGTGGAATAAATACATCTTCTTCTATAAACCAGACATCAGTATATTTTGTTATTATTTTACAAAAATAATACAGGGACTTATCTCTTGAACATGCGCGATTATTGAACCACTGGACAGTACTTTTAAACCCTGCTGCTTCACATATGCTATTTTTTATTTGAATAATATGTATGTTAGAAACGTGATAGTCCATTGGTACAACATAATTATTGTCATCTATACAAACAAAGACGTCATATTCGTTGTTTTGTAGTTGTTTGCAAAAGTGATAAAACAACTCGGATGGACGTAGCGTTAAAAAACAAATTGCTTTTTTGCCCATTCTGCTGGTTATAATAAATGGAGTAATATTTTATTGAAGACTCTCAACGAATAAATGAAGTGAACTTTTTATTGTATGAAAATAAACCCATCAGAGTAGAGTATATCTTGTAATGCAAGATAGTTCACTGGACTACTTGATATTTTAATATCTTTATAATCGTATGTTTGTGAGTGGTCGCTAATATCAAACATATGATTTATGTGATCCCACAAAGATGCATCCAGATGAAGATCCTTTGTATTGTCAGATAGCCAACTGTAAAAGGTTATTTGGTGACACATTTTCGTTTGCTTGTACTTTTTGAAGTAAACCATTATATCAAATAAACTGGTATTTTTTTTATTGGAATTAACATTATAATCCGTACCAGAAAGGATACAAATATGTCTCAGCTCTATTTGAGTTAATTGAAGTTCATTTAATATACTTTTGGTACAATACAACACTGCAGTGTGGTTGATTAAACTAAAATACCGTATAACACGTGTACATCCATATACAAACATGTCCATATCTTCGCTTAGACATGCCCATACATGATTATGCATTACCAGTAACGCACATAGTTCATCCGCTTCACCCCAAGCATCATAGTATGATGATCCATAAGCTGTAATCAGTTCTTTAACTTTGGATACTTTATGTTTGGTTATATAAACTATTTTTTTTTTCAACTGGTCCATGCTTTCTGTGATGTCTTGTATTTCTTCTTGATTTTTTGTGTTTTGTAATTTTTCTTTCAGATCCTTGTACTCTACTTCTGCATCTTTACGAGTTGTTATTCTTTGTTGAATAACCGCGGTCTTTTCAGACGGAGCTTTACCATCAAATATGAAAATAGGAGTTATATTGTAATACCTTAATATGGATAACAATAAATATATATTTTCTATTAATGTATTTTCACTTTCGTATTTATACAAATAGATACTAATATCCACTGCTATTTTTTTCCCGTTTAACTCACTTATAGGAATGGTTTTGATTGAATTTGGACAATTGTTCCGTAAATATCTATTTAAACATTTAATACCCATGACTGTTTATGATTGGATCTAACTAATGATTAAATCATATTAAAATCAATTTTATTATTATCACTTATCTTGTATTATGACTTATCCGAGTTCGCAAATGCTCATACGTAGATTCTTGATAATATACTTTGTTTCATTTGGATATTTCCAAAGTTTTTTTTGTTTTGTATACTTGATAGATTGTATCAACAATTCTGCACATTTTATGTTACGTAATAAAGTTGCACTTTTGTATTTTGTAAGAATAAAATTACAGTATTTGTCCTGATTTGATGTCGTTTTTTTGAATTGTAAAAGAGAAATATTGTTAGATTCGCACCATTCAATAAATGCCTGATAATCGTTTAATAAAATACTAGTTATAACATAGTAGGCTAGCACATTTGTGTTTTCTTTGTATAAAGTGTTACGTAACGTAGATATATTTTCGTTTGTAGAATATAATTGTTTATACTTCAAGTTCATGAAATCTAACACTTTCACCATTTGAAAACAAGAATACATTTTTTCAAAGTTAATAAAAAAATCTGCATTTGTCAAAAATTCTTGTATATTATTTTTGTTAGATAACCCCGCATAACTACAAAACAATGCATTCATAATTTTAGCCCAAAATTCTGCATATGATTCGTATAGGTTAACTTCTGATCTTACTTGGAAAGTAGATAGTATTTTTTTGTTACACTTTTCATTGTTCATGTCTGAAAAATCTAATCCAAAGTTATGAAAGGTTTCATGTAAAAAAACCTTAAACCACTCTTCTTTACGAAATATAACAATCTCGGATATTTTAGGACATGTCATAGTAAATGCAGTGTTTACATTGTGTTCTCCTAATATAGATATGTTAGAAGATGGTGTAAATTTTTGCAATGAAGTGAAATATAAATATATTGTTAGCTCAGTTGCACATTTTTTTGATGCGTATTCATTTATTATTATTAACCAAATCAACATGGTATCTACATAATCATTGTATATGTGAATTTTAGAAATGGGATGATTATCTTCTAACAAAAAATGTATTTTTATGGATCTACCTAACAAATGTATGGAATAAGTTATTTCATACAAGATATGTTCGTCAATGTGTGTGCGTATTTCTGTGGGAAATCCATCTACAGGAAATGTGGTTGGTTTGGGTATTTGTATAGTACTTTCTATTTCACGGTATGACATATTATAAAATGGGTCTCCTTTTGTTTTTTTTTCTGTGTCTAAATACATCTCTGCGTTCCTTATTTCATTATACAATTCTATAAAAATATCATTGATTTTACGTGTTTGTTTGGCATGTGTTATACACATGTGTTCAATAAAAAAAGATAGTAATAATTTGCTTTTATTTGTTAGTTTCATGTATGTACTATATTATACAAATAATATTTATGTTATTTGGTATAAAATAAAATAAATATATTGCCACCTATCGTTGCATATTTTTTGATAACTTGTCTCTTAGAATCATCAAATGATCAAATGTAACGGGATCTTTTCCTCTGCTGTGATGAATTAACTTTGCGTTTTTAGTAGCTAACAATAGTTTTGTTAACGCTGGGTTTTGACTAAACTTGGCATCTTGAGCATCATTCATTTCTTTTTCGTCTCTCTTGGCAAAGAAATCAGGATCAACTTCTACATTTTTCGGTCGCAACAATTCGCCCTTATATTTTCCAGTTTTACCTCCCGCGGACTTTGCCATCTCTGAATTTCTAGAAAGTTCTGTTCCTGAATCTATAGAAAAGGATAAATAAAATTCTGGATTGTTCTTTTTAAATTTAGATGCTTGATAATAATGTTCTACGGAAGACCATCTATGATTATCCAACACAAACGGTTCAATCCAAAAGTTGGATAGTTTTTTACGCCATTGAGGTATATCTGCTAATTCTGAGAACTCTAAAGCTGAATCTGCTGGTATTTTTTCTCCAGATCCTTTTCCGGGTAAAGGTTTATCCGCTGACTTTGAATAAAACATGAACACAATATTATCGTCATACAAATTCATTATTTTTGCTTCTCCCAACTCATCAAATTTAGGAACCTCTTTTTGTATTCCAGAAAGGTTGTTCTTGAATTGATCAAATTCAGCAATATACTTAAAAATTCCTGAGTTTTTTTCCATACATTTGTCTACTATCATTCGTTTCATGTCGTAAGGTAATTCTTTGAATGTAAAAATCATTTTTTTCTTGTACGTTATTAGTTTGTAATGATTTCCAGTATGTTCTACAACAATATAAAATTCAGGATTAAATTCTCCCCTGCTTTCTATAATCGGATCAACCATGTTCCCACACATTAGCACACCATCATAATCATGTTCCCGGTATTTTTCGCTAGACAATACAATAATTTTGATATTTAAAATTCGTTCTAAGGTATTTATAGCCCAATCATCTGCCCAAAAGTCACATGTTTTTATTATTTTACGAAATTGCTCTAGATTGTCAATGGTTTTCATTATTTTAAATTCGGATAGCAACTCTTTGGACAAGACATTTTCTTTTTTTAACTGTTCGTATCTTTCTTTTATTTTTTTAGCTTCATATGCAATAAGTTTTTGTTGTTCGCGATCTAAGGTTTCTTGCAATTTTAGTTTTAAACTGTCATGTGCATTTTTTAATTTGATAGACTCTGATGTGGTATTATTAATAGCCTGACTATACATCTGATATTGTTCTTTGTATCTTCTAAATACTGGATCATCCACCTCGGCGGATAGCTTATTTCGTAACTTATTTACGGTAGTATCTTGCCCAATTTGTTCAAATGCGTCGCGAATAGTTGCAAATAAACAGTCACCTCCTCCCTCATTGTCCAAAATAGAGTAATGCTTGTTTTTCATGAATTTCTGTATCCATGTGTCGTTATCGGATTCATGATACTTTTCTTTTATATCAGACGCATCTTTAGCTGTTTCACTTTTTAATAACCCGGGTATATTTGCATTTAGTCTAGCTGTAAATATATCTTTTCTTATTTCAGGAATATTTATTTCTATCGCATCATCATCTTTACGTGCAACAGGTCTACTAGAAGGGTAATCTTTGGATGGATCTTTAGACATTTTTTGTTCTTGTTCTTGTTCTTGTTCTTGTTCTGGAACCATCCGCTCTCTTTCTATCATTTCTTTTTTTACAAATTGATATATTAGAGGTTCGTTTAGTTTTTCAATATCTAGCACAGATTCTTCATCCATATAATCCATTATGTTTGTGGATTCTATCTCATACACACCTACTTGAATGACTTTATTATTTTTTTTTACTAAATAAATAGGAAAATAGGTTATATTTTTATCTGCAAAGGTATTTTTTGCGTTTCCAATTGCCACGATCACGTCTATTCCTTTTACCTCAATTTGGTAAAGATTGCTTTCTTTTTTAATATCTTCAGCATCTACACTTTTCAACTCCTGATAACTAACAGTATTATTGATTTTGGATACTACCATTTAATTATAAAATACGTCTATATTTAATATATTATGACCAAATAATATATTTTTTCATGTATTTGTCATTCATTAGTTCTTCCATGTAGTACCATAGTTGTTGTCTTCGGCTAACAGCATCATTATTAACAAAATCCATTTCAAATAATACGATTGAGTCTATTATTTCTTTTTTTTTGTATTTTGCTATTTTTACATATTTGGTTAAATTATAGTAATCGCATATTTTCAATAGCTGGGCGATAGTATATTTTTCATGATAAAAACTATATAATTCACTAAACAACCGATTTTCTATAAAACATGGATTACCGCAGTTTATATTTTGCAACTGGTTCATTAATAAGTCAATTTGACCATCATTTGTATCATCTAATAACTTACTATCTGATACAAAAAAAGTTATATTACCATTATTTGTATCCTGATTCATGTAAATAAATATAGTATGTAATTATTTATATTTATATACTTAATTATATTTATATAATTATATTAATTATATTGTTTGTATTGTTTTGTTTATGAATTACATTTCAACCAAGTCCATATACTTGAAAATAGACTTGTTAGAAAGACTTTTGTAATCTTTACTTTTGCTAGTAGCTAATTTTTTGATGACATCTGTAATACTTGACCCGTCAATCATAATGCTTACAGTATCATTCAAAGATTCATCTACACATGTATCCTCAACTGGTTGCATTCGTTCAATTGTATCCTTTTTGTATAAAATACAAATATTTTCCGTAATTTCGTCTACCTCATTTTTTTTGTTCTCTTCATTTATATAACCCAATACCGTAATCAATAAGTTGCGTACAATTTCTACAATAGACCTTGGATTAATAACATGAGTTGTCGTCAAATTAATGAAAAACATACTTATTGCTTTTCGTTTTTCATTGACTTTGTTTATTTCACAAAAACGATCATAGTCTTTGTCAGGATCTCCTGACTCAATTTTTTGAAATAACTCCATATATGTAGCATAGTTTCTTTCAAAAATCAACCTTAAAAATTCATGATGGTTTATCAGTTTTGCATATAGGTTTGCATATATTTTTGAATAAAACTTGTTTGTAGAGGCTGCCTCAAAAATAAAATTTCCGATTTTCATCATGTCTTCTTGTAACGTTTCATTTGTCACTAACTCATTAATAATGTCTAATATTTGTTTGGATATATCTTCGTAAGTTTTATCAGTAAGTTTATTCAACATAAACCGTATTTCATCAATTTGACTATCTATACCTGTTTTTTTCTCAATTTTGGTTGGTTGAAATATTCTTAAGGTTTCCCATTCTTCGTTGCTTATTTCCATTCCCCTATTACCTCTTCTTTTTCTACTAGAGTAGTTATTGTTATTAAACATACCCATACTAGATGAACCCTGAATGTTTTTATTTGTAAAACTATTTAAGATAGGACTCTCTCGCAATTCCATTTTTTTTTTGAAAACAGGTGTTCTAATATAACTAGGCGAACCTACTTCCATGGACAAACTAGAAATAGTTTTGACCACGTCTTCAGGAACTACAAAATCAAATCCATTAAATGATACATTTATAAAATAGTTTAGATTGTATTTCATATTTTGCATATATATGTTGTGTTAATTTATTGCATATCATTTATATCAATTTTTTATTATTATATTTATTTTAAATACACTTAAACCTAATGCTGGATAATAAATATATAATGTCTGATAATATTTTCAATCAACTAGAGCATAACGATGAACTGAATAATTTAGAAATAATCAATAAATGGGACGATCTAGACATTAATACAAACATACTAAGAGGTATCTATGCATTTGGCTTTGAAGATCCTAGTCCTATTCAACGTAAGGCAATAATACCTATTATTAATAACCAAGATATTATTGCACAAGCTCAGTCTGGAACTGGTAAAACTGGAGCATTTTCTATAGGCGCACTTTCACGTATTGACTTATGTTCAAAGACAAGTCAGGTATTGATTATGGCTCCAACGCATGAGCTTTCAACACAAATTGCAGGAGTAATTTCTGGAATAGGTAGCATGATGGAAGGTCTAGAAGTTAAATTACTCGTGGGAGGATCTTCTATTAACAATGATATAGAATATTTGAAAAAATCTTTCCCTCATGTTATTGTTGGATGTCCAGGAAGAGTCTATGATATGATAAGACGAAATTATATAAATTCTAAAACTTTGAAATTAGTAGTGTTAGATGAAGCGGATGAAATGTTATCCACTGGGTTTAAGGAACAAGTATATAACATTTTTCAGTCATTTAATAATGATATTCAAGTAGCATTATTTAGTGCTACATTACCTCCTCATATTCATGCAATAACTAGTAAGTTTATGAGAAATCCTGTACAAATCACAGTTACTCCTGAACGGCTTTCATTGGAGGGTATTATGCAATATTTTGTCGCATTGGAAAATGACATAGATAAATACGCAAATCTAAAGAGACTGTATTCGTTTGTCTCAATGTCACAGTGTATTATTTACTGCAACAGTGTCAAAAGGGTAGTTGATTTATATGTAGCGATGAATCAAGATGACTTCCCTGTTTGTATGATCCACAGTAATATGGAAAAAGGAGAAAGAAGTCTTGCGTTTAATGAGTTCAAAAGTGGCAAAGCACGTGTATTAATTTCATCCAATGTCACTGCACGAGGAATAGACATACAGCAAGTTAGTACAGTTATTAACTTTGACTTACCCAAAGATGTCCATACTTACATCCATCGTATTGGTCGTAGTGGAAGATGGGGTAGAAAAGGCGTTGGTATAAACATGATAACGCGCAGAGATATTCAAAAAATAAAGGAGATAGAGCAATACTATAACACACAAATAAATGAGTTGCCTGATACTTTTTGGAGTGCTACGTAATACCGCTGAATAAACATATAATTCTAAAAGTAATCCAAAATAAGCAAATAAATCAACACATTTTACGTTATCGTACTATTACGATTATATAAACTATACTGACTAGTTAGTATCGTTTATATTTCTTACAGTAATACTAGACTACATTCGTAAAAATAAACATATTTATTTATCGTTTATGTAATATGTCTAACCCAAATAATAAAGTAAATTCAATAGAAATAGTAACCAGTTTTGAATTACCAATATTTTATAACACAAAGAAATGTGAATTGAACAAAACTATTGTGAATGATTTGGAACTAACAAGTACGATCAATGAAAAAGAACAGAGTATTTATAAACACATATTTAAGCCATCCAACTGTTTTGGAGAGATTACATTGAATAAATTTGCACAATATTATACAACTGATGTATCCTTTTTGAAGGATACCCAATGTATGATACATAAATACAGACCAAACAAAGATTTACAATTTGATAGTTATGATTTTCAAAAAATAGAAAATGCATGGAAAGATATAAAAGGAGAAACTGGATTTTGTGAAAAGTACTTGTATATTGATTGGGAATTTGGTAAATTCTTGAACACAAACCCTCAATTTTTGCAAGCAATGTGCATGTATAATATTATTTCGCCTGTTTTATCTCTTTTTTTGCCTATTTTTATTTTAATTATTCCTTTTTTTATCATAAAGTTAAAAGGTTTGCAGCTAACGATGAATGAGTACATAGATGTCCTTAAAATAATAATATCTAACCACGCAATTGGAAAAATGTTTACAAGTTTTCACGAAGTAGACTTGAATCAAAAAATATATCTCATTATTTCGGTCGCTTTTTATCTGTTTTCTATTTATCAAAACATTCTTATTTGTATTCGGTTTTATTCAAACATGAAAAAGATTCACGACTATTTATTTTTGTTCAAAAAATATTTTCAACACACGATTTGTTGTATGGATAATTATTTAGAAATAACCAATGATATAGAGTCTTACTATACATTTAATGATGAGCTATACAATAACAAAGAGATACTTAAGGATTTTAAAGTACAGTTAGATAAAATTACACCGTTAAAATTTTCTTTGTTAAAAACATTTGAAATTGGGCATATAATGAAGTGTTTTTATGATTTATATGATAATAAAAACTACAATAATGCAATTAATTATTCTTTTGGGTTTCATGGATATTTGGATAATTTGTCAGGATTGAAAACACATATAACAAATAAAAAAATAAATCGGTGTAAATTTGTTAACAAAAAAACTAGCAGTATATTTGAAAAAGCATATTATCCAAATTTAATTAACTTAGAACATGTGAAAAACAATTGTAGTTTACATACAAATATGATTATATCAGGACCAAATGCTTCTGGTAAAACAACCTTTTTAAAAACCATTTTGATTAATACTATATTATCTCAACAAGTAGGATATGGATGTTATAAAAAAGCTAAAATCACGCCTTATGATTTTTTACACTGTTACTTGAATATTCCCGACACGTCAGGCAGAGACAGCTTATTTCAAGCTGAGGCGAGACGATGTAAAGATATTATTGACTGTGTAAATAACAACATAGACAAAAGACACTTGTGCATATTTGACGAGCTTTACTCAGGTACGAATCCTGAAGAAGCTAGTATAAGCGCCATTGCGTTTATGGAATATTTGACTGAGACAAAGAATGTATCTTGTTTACTTACAACGCATTATATAAATGTTTGTAAAAGTTTACAAAAGAATACACGTATTACAAACTACAATATGAAGACAATTGTAGAAAATAATAAGTTAATATATCACTATTCAATTCAAGAAGGTATCTCAGAAATAAAAGGTGGACTACAAGTATTAACAGATATGAATTACCCTTTAGAAATTATAAATAAAACTGTGAACCCATAAGCTATCAAGTAGGCATACTTTTACATAATTCGTTTTATTAAATAATTAAATATATTGGATTTATGTAACATGGCAATAATGGAAATGTTTACCTCGTCATTTTTAATGAGTATTATGTTTTCTTGTGTTGTAATTAGCCTAGTTGTTATTTATATTAACTATAAAATGTCCGAACAGGATCATAAGATATCATCTATGTTAGCATTAATATCAACTATGGCACAAGAGTTAGATTTCTTTAGACGCAAAATGTTAGATAACTCAATGAGTGATGCTGTGGGAGGAAAACGCGTATCACACCATAGTATGTCGTTTGAATTAGAACCTAATAATAAGTTGATTGAGGTTTCGGATGAAGATAGCCAGTCAAGTGACAATGATGAGGATTATGAAGATGAAGATGAGGATGATCAGGATGATGATGATGATGATGATGAGGAGGGTGAGGAGGGTGAGGATGATAATAATGAAAATGAAAATGAAAATGAAAATGTAAAGGTTTTAAATATTCATTTAGGAAATGACCAATCTAGTCATATGCTAGATACTACACACTTTAAAAAACTTGATAATGAGAGATACGGTGTCAGCGACAACGACGAAAATGAAAGCGATGATGATGTAGATTTGGAAGATGATATTATATCCATTAACTCTAGCGATCTTCCGAACGTAATTTCAAATACATCTACAGATTTGACAGATACAATTCATTTAGAAGAACTCATGAGTAACAATACAAACTTGCAGTTTTTGAAGAGTGTTGATATAAATGGTTTAGTAAATAATGATGATAATGACACTCACACAACTCAAACATACTCGGTAGATTATAAAAAAATGTCAGTACAAAAATTGAGGAGTATTGCTATTGAGAAAGGAATACATGTAGATGTTTCCAAAATGAAAAAGAATGAAATACTCAATTTGCTTTTGAATCCTTAAATATTATCTAATAATATAGTATGTCTTCCTATTCAGGATTTAATAACAAATACAACAATATGCCTCCGATGATGAGTGATGGCAGAAATTATGCAAGTTGGCAGCCTGAAGCCGTAATTAATGACAATATACGAAAACAAGAAGGAATACAATCTAATTGGCAATACAGACAATTCTTACAAAACAATGCTGCAAATATTATGAAATTCAATTATTTAGACGCAGTTAATGCTTCCGGAAATAATCCAAACACGTATGTGAATACACAGCCTTCTAGTAATGTACCATTTGTGTTTAATTCAACTCATGACCAAAGTAAACCAACTTATGGATACAACAACAGTGACTTGAAACAATTTTATTTAACGCGAGAACAATTGAATGCGAGAATGATTTCTCCGTCTATTCCTACTAACTATTGAACCATAGTTTTAGCATTTCAATATAATAAATTACGATTTAATAATTTATTATGTATAGTTTGTATAATGAAGTTTGTAAGTATTGATGTTGGAATCAAAAATTTATCGTTTTGCTTATTTAACAAAAAGAGTGATTCCAACTATTACCAAATTTTAGCATGGGACAACATAGATTTAACAGAAAAATATGAAAGTAAATGTATAGAAATAGAAAAAAATAGTCTTTGTGGGAAACCTGCCAAATTTATAAAAGATTCCAAATGCTATTGTTTGAAACATTCCAAACAAACTAACTATTTATTGCCAGCTTCTGAGTTTCAGTTATCTTTTTTAAACAAACAAAAAATTCAAAAGTTGATTGAAATAGCTAACAAACATAACATAAGTTATGAAAAACCTTGCAAGAAACTGGAACTCGTGAATACAATTCATGAATTTTCTGTAACCAACTGTTTTGAAGCGATTGTTAAAACGAATGCAAATAAGGTAGATTTAGTTACAATTGGCAAAAACATTCAACATAAGTTTGATCATTTATTTAAAGACCATATAGAAACCATAGAAACGATTATTATTGAAAATCAAATTGGACCTCTTGCAAATAAAATGAAAACGCTTCAAGGAATGTTGTCTCAATATTTTATTATGAAAAATAATAATATTAGAATAGAATTTATTAGTTCCAGCAATAAGTTAAAAGAATTTATCAAAGAAAATGATGCTAAATTGGACTATAAACAACGTAAACAACTAGGCATTACAACATGCATAGAAATTGTTTCTAGCGAGTTTCAATATGCGGATTGGGCTACGTTTGTCCAAAATCATAAAAAGAAAGACGATTTGTCCGATTGTTTTTTACAAGGTCTATGGTATATAAAGAATAAATTGTAATTTAGAAAATATATTACTGTATTTACAAAATATATATTTAATGATTCGTACTACTTAAAATTAAATGTTCTAGGTTTATCATAGTATTATGGATTCGGAAATTATTGATATATCTTCTATTAACTTTGATAACTTAGACGACTCTCCTTCTACCACTAGTAATACAAACACAAGTGGACTAAGATCCTCTAACTTTGGAGGTGGTATTGAGTTATTGATGAACGACAAAAAGAAGGATTTGCATGCTCCTAGCAGTGATATTGATATTGAAGATTTAAATAATTTAGAAAATGAATTAAATGATTTAGCCAATAATGATGTACCTTCTTCTCTTCCTCGCGATTTTAATTCAGGCATGTTTGGTACTAAATTCAATTATGACGACAAACCATCGGTTCGGTTTGATGAGGCACCCAGTTCCAATATAGGTGTATCAACTGCAGAAACCGCAGATGATCGTAAAACATGGGACGGATATGGAAAATTTAATAATATTCCGATTAATCCGGATAAACAAGTTTCTTCTCAACCGCAATTAACCAAAGAAGAACTCTTAAGAGAAAAGTTTAAATATTTACGAAAGTTGGAAGCTTTGGAAAAAAAAGGGGTAGAACTAACTAAAAAATATACGATGGAATCATCCCTAGCTGAAATGCAAGGCGAATACGAAATGATTATGGAAGAAAAAACAAAGCAAAATTCAATTAAGTTTCAAGGAAATATGATGATGGCGATTATCAATGGAATTGAGTTTTTGAATAATCGGTTTGACCCGTTTGATATCAATTTGGACGGTTGGGGAGAACAATTGAATGAAAACATTAATGATTATGATGATATTTTTGGAGAGTTATATGAAAAGTACAAATCCAAAGCATCTATGGCTCCTGAATTGAAATTGTTATTTCAGCTTGGAGGTAGCGCAGTTATGGTACATATGACCAATACTATGTTTAAATCAGCGATGCCTGGTATGGACGACATTTTGCGTCAAAATCCTGATCTAATGCGATCATTTCAGAGTGCAGCCGTAAATTCCATGAATCAAACAAGCCCAGGGTTTTCTGGATTTATGAGCGGTCTAATGAATCCAGATGAAACGGCTATTCCAAAAGGTGGTCGTGGTCCTCCTGCTCCTATGGCAACACAAGGTCCCAATGCAGTTCCTCCTCCACAAGGAAGAGGTGGAAACAACATTTATGCAAATCGTCCTGATATCACGATGGCTCGCAGCAATTTTGTAGACGATGGCATTGATATCAAGGAAAACAACTATATTCAACAGGCAGAACGTAGCCGTCGTCCTGCAACACGACCAGATATGAAAGGACCCAGTGATATAAGTGATATTCTATCTGGTCTTAAAACCAAGACTATCAATATTCAAGAATCTTCGCCTCAAACGAATGATAGCAGTACCATCAGTATCAATGATTTGAAAGATATTCAAAGTGATGGAAATGTTCCCAAAAGAAGCAAAAGACGACCAAAGTCAGATAAAAACACAGTGAGTTTAGATATCTAATAAAACTAGAAAAAAATATATAATATATTATATATTATATTATATATTATATATTATATATTATATATAATAATGTTTTTTGTAGAAGCGGAAGACATATATGATTTTGATAAAATATTATCAAAGGAGTCAAGCGAACTGAAAGAGTTTGTTCCATATGAAGCAGCAAAACAACAGAGTTTTACAAACGAGATACATGGAGAAAAATGAAGTTTCGCCAATATAGTTATGGTAAGAAAAGTATAGATACATTTTTGAATAAAATTAAGGAAACCTTTGGAGAAAATATCCTAATCGGTTATGGTAATTGGAGTAGGTCTACACAAATGAAACATTTTATGCCTACGATGAATAAAGGATTAAGGAAATTAATTCATAAGAAATATGATACAATAACTATAAATGAATGTAATACCAGTAAAAAATGTTGTGATTGTAATAAGGATTTGGAATATTACAAGGACAAATAAGGTAAGAAAGTGTTTCGTCTGTTAATTTGTTCTAACTGCGTGAGTTGCGAAAACAAAAAAAACGTATTTAGAACAAGAGACGCAAACTCTTCAAATAAACATAATGAAATTAACGAGTTGTTGGATATAAACCCAAGAGCGACCATTATGTTTCCACATTTCGTCTTTCACCTCTTCATCCCAAAGGGGGACAAAAAAGAAGAGGAAAAAGTAAGACCATCATAATTGATTTTACATTTTTTGATTTTTTTATTCCGTGAAAATCGGCGTTTTAAATGTCCAAAGGTGTAAATTTACTGGTTACTTTTTATGTCTTAACCTTCGTTTGACTCTTCTCGCAAGACGTCTAATATCTACACAAATGTATTTTAGAGCACTTTGTTCAGCAGGTAGCAAATAATTATTTTCTACATAGTAAGTCATACATTCATTTAGGTTATGACGAAACTCCCTGATTGATGTTAACCAGTCTTCTAACATTTCTTTACTATAACTGCTAATCCAGAGTTCAAGAAACTCTTCTATCCACCAGTGGAGTTCGTTTGTGTGGCGTATTTGTTCAAATACATATTTTTTTTGCATGATTCCGTTGAAACAACGGAGTGGATAATCATTCAGGTTTTTTATTAGCTCAAGATATTTGCGATGATTGTTGTAAGCAATCTCATAGTAAGGTTCCAGATATTCTGTATTATCGGTCATTGCGCTTGATTTATGTTACTTTACTTTATGAATCCGCATTTCAATTTTTTATACAATTCAAACAAATATAATATCATTATATAATAACAATATCATATAATGTCACGACGTAAAGTAATAGGAGAAGGTTCCTATGGATGTATTCATCAACCCAGTTTACATTGTAAAGAAAACATTCCATTGGATTACGATAAATACATATCCAAATTAATGAAAACTACCAATGCTGAAAAAGAATTAAGGGAATTTGTTATGATTTCTAATTTAGACAAAACAAATGAATATCATTTAGGAACACCTACTATATGCGAACCTGATACAAAAGATCCTGCGTTTGACGATGATATAGAGGAATGTATGCATTTCAATAGTTCTAAAATAATGGGCCATCCTAATGAATATCGTTTACTTATTCAAAAAAGTGGAGGTTACGATTTAAGCTATTTTTGTAAACATGAATTAAAAAATTTTGTAAATGAAAATCCTCAAAATAATTTAGTATTTTGGTTACAAGTATATCATTTATTAAAAGGCATTCATTTTTTTAAAAAACATGACATTGTTCATTATGATTTAAAACCACAAAATATTGTCTTTAACCCTGAAACAAAAAAGTTTATGTTTATTGATTTTGGATTAATGAATAAAAAAACACATATAATAAACAGATCTAAAACAAGTGTTAATTACACAGCCAACTTTCATTGGTCGTATCCAATAGATAATGGGTTTTTAAACAAAAATTATTTTGAGTATTACAAGAAATTATCAAAACCCAATAAAGAAAATTTTAAAAACACATTTTATCAAAAAATTTTTAACGATACTGGTAAATCTACCAACTTAAAGCTTCAAATAAAAAACGCTGGAGGATTTCAACTTTTTTTTTCTTATATTTATTTGCAACCACTTGGAGTTTCCGATAGAACGCAGAGAATTAGAAATGTTACTAAAACGTATAATGATATAAGTGCCTTTTTTGATTCATACAATGATTCTATTAAAACGCAATCTTATGAAAAAGTCATTGACAAAACAGTAGATTCTATTGATATTTATGGGCTTGGCTTTACCTTGAAATTTGTCCTGAATCAGTTTTTCCAAATAGGCGCTATTCCTGAAGAGTTTTATAGAAAAGCTGCAAATTTATTTGAAGATATGTATAATTTTAATTTTAATTTGCGGGTTGTTTCCATAGATAAAATTATGGATGTATATGAACAAATTTTGTTAGAAACTGGCGTATTGTATGCATTGAATAAACAAATAGAAAACAGAGAAATAATAGATAATAAAATTGTTGTACCAGATATCGTATCTATTGCAGATACTACTCCAGTACTAATAGATCCGGTAAATCTGACTCCTGAATTAGAAGATTATGCTCACAAAGATGCGTTTGAAGTTCCAAATGGTTCAACTTCATGCAAAGATTCTAACAAAGAAGTTAATCCTCTAACAAAACGATGTGTTAAAAAATGTACGGCTCCAAAAATAAGAAACAATAAGTTTCGTTGTGTAAATCCAAAGAGAAGCATAACTGTTAAAAAAAGTAAATACACAACAAATATCATTTCATGTTCAGAAACAAAAGAAAGAAATCCTTTAACAAAACGATGCGTTAAAAAATGTCCTCATAATAGGATACGAGACGCCTGTTTTCGGTGTATATCTGCGACCCGTAAAATTATGAATAAGGTAGACCAAATATGCAGCGATTCCAAAGAAATAAATCCATCATCTGGAAGATGTGTAAAAAAATGTACGCATAACAAAATCCGTAACAATTGTTTTCGTTGTGTGACTAAAAAAAATATAATCCTATAATCCTATAATCCTATAATCTTATAATCTTATAATCTTATAATCTTATAATCTTATAATCTTATAATCTTATAATCTTATAAATATATTATAACATATAAAATATATCATAATAAAGGTTAGCTATGTTATATTATTAATGAGAATCAGCAATCTACGTGGGTTCATATTTTTATTTTATATGTTTCAATTTGTATCGTCGTTTTATCATGAATACGGTAATTTGAATAGGTTTCCTAAATTAATTCTTTATTCAAAAAAAACACCGCATGTATCCTTTACTCCAAGAACGGTAAATCAAGAATTATATGTAAAACATCTTAGGGACAAAGATATCAAAATATTATTTTCAATAGGTCCCGCAGGTACAGGAAAAACATTGTTAGCATGTAATGAAGCAATAACCTTATTGAAACATAATTTGATTAGCAAAATTGTCTTGACACGTCCAGTGGTACCTGTGGAAGAAGATATCGGGTTTCTACCTGGAAATTTGGTAAAAAAAATGGACCCATGGACGCGTCCAATAATAGATATTTTTGAAGAAAAATTTTCCAAACAAGAAGTCGATAATTTAATAAAAAACAACATTATTGAAATAAGTCCTCTAGGGTATATGCGTGGCAGAACATTCAAAAATGCATTTATTATTGCCGATGAAATGCAAAATAGTTCACCTAACCAAATGTTGATGTTAACGACTCGTATTGGAGAAAACAGCAAAATGATTATTACAGGAGATTTGAAACAAACGGACAAACCTTTGAAAAGTGGACTATCTGATTTTATTACACGATTTCATAGATTTAGAGATAAATATATAGTTTCTAATGAAAATGTAAATTGGTATAATTATACGGCACCTTTTGTGAGAGATGTAGGAATTCAAATTATGGAATTTAATATCAGCGATATTCAGCGTCATGCAGTAGTAAGTAGAATACTTGAAATATATGATGATGATGGAGACAATGTTGTTACCAATAAAAAATATATCAAATATGACTTGTTAAAACGAGAAGATTCTATGAAGTTAAGCAATGACATACCTAGTGACATGAAACCAAAGACAAAGAAAGAAACAAAGAAAGAAACAAAGAAAGAAACAAAGAAAGAAATACAAAAAAATGCAATACTATTGACACTAGAGACAGATAAGAACCAAACATATACGAATCCCAAGTTTAGTCTTGTAGGAGACCCAAATGATGCAGCATTAATTCCAAAGCATTTATACTAGTTCTAAATATAAAATGACTAATATAAAATATATATATTTATTATATGAAAATAGAACTGATTATATTTGGAATTACTGCATTTTTAGTATACAATGCATATCATGACGGAAAGTACAGCAAGTTTTTGGTTTCTTGGAAAAAATATATTCAAATGGGAACCATTGCATTGGTAGGGATATCATTGTATTTGATGATCAAACGTAACCCATTGCAGTCTAAAAATTTGCTACTGTATGCTAACAACGCGGTAAAATATATGCCTATTGATAAAACGTCTATGGATATGATTAGTCCAATTTTTGATTTTACCAATCACAAAAATAGTTTTATGGAATCATTTCATTCCGAATTAGATCCTGAATATGATATGAACATGACCTCGCAAGAACGTCGTATTCTCAATTCTGGACATAAAGGAACCAAACGTTCTGTTAGTGAAACAAAGAAGAAATATGTGGCTTCCAACCAAGATTGGAAATGTGGAGACTGTGGAACTAGATTAAATGCATGGTTTGAAGTGGATCATAAGATACGTTTAGAACATGGAGGTGGAAATGATGTAACGAATTTAGTTGCTCTTTGTAGAGAATGTCATGGAAAAAAAACGGCAATGGAAAATATGTAGAAATATTGTATTGTTATATAGTATGACAATAAATAACAATACAAATAGTAATTCAAATATAGTTAATAATACAAATACTAGTACAAGCAATAATACGAACCCAAAGACATTAAGAACACGATACATAATTGCCTTTGTTATTTTTATAATTGTTCTTATTTTGTTAAGTATTTATAATCCCTATGGAATACTGACTAGTTATGCCGGACCAATTATTTTTGTATCCGCATTCTTAGCAATGTTTTTGTTAACAATGATTGTTTTTTATGACTACTTGTTTAAAAATCCAAATTCCATGAATGTTCCTAAAAACTTATCTAGTAATATTTTCTTTATTTCCTTTGCATTCTTGTTATCAGCTGGAATAATTGTGTTTTTTATGTGGATGATGGGTTTATTTGAAAATAAACCGGATACAAGCACAACAGGTATAGGCAGTTTTATCATTAATTTCTTACTGTTGTTTGTCATGATATCCATTGTTTATAAACTGTTTACAATGACGAATCTAACAAAATCTCCTATAGGTCGTGTTATTTTATATAGCATATTTTACATTCCATGTTTGTTTGTGAATTTGATTGAAATGATTATGAAAGAGTATCATCAAACTACAAAACCAATGGTAGTTCTTTTATGTATGGAGATAGTTTTGTTTGCATTGTATTTTCTCTATCCGATCATTACAAGATCTATTTATACACAAGGCGGAAAACAACTTATTAACCAACCAATATCCTTAAATACGGAACATACATTAGCAACGTACCAAACTTTGAATGATGGAGATGAATACATCTATAACTATGCTTTGTCCTTTTGGATCTTTATTGACGCCATGCCACCCAATACAAATGCAAATTATGGAAAATATACGAATATTTTAAGTTATGGAGATAACCCTAGTGTACGTTATAACCCGTTGGCTAATTCACTTGTTATTACCGTTTCTCAAGACGCTACACCCCCTGTATCTTTGGTTGATATAACGCATAAGTTAGAAGATAGAATGTCGGAAGCTAGCCCGGAACAAGTTTCTATCATTGAAAAGGTTATCAAAAATGTCATTAGTAAAGTGAAAGATGTTCCAATACTAAATGAACATGACGAGTCTGGAAAACGAATTATTTATACAAAAAAAGATGTGTTATTACAAAAATGGAATAATATAATATTGAATTACAGTGGAGGAACTTTAGATATATTTTATAACGGAGAATTAGTAAAATCAGCGATTGAAGTGGTGCCCTATTTAACCTATGATACATTAACGGTAGGGGATACAAACGGCATTAGCGGTGGCATAGCAAATCTTACTTATTTCAAATCTTCCTTAGACGCTTTTAAAATCAATCGTTTATACAGTTCTATGAAAGATAAAAATCCTCCATCTTTACCTGAAAATGATAAAACCATTGTTTGAAGAATATAATACAATAATACAATAATACAATAATACAATAATACAATAATACAATAATACAATAATACAATAATACAATAATACAATAATACAATAATACAATAATACAATAATTTTAGAAAAACACAGATAATTTCTAGTTCTATAATATATAATGGAACTCAAAAGTATACTGTTAATTCTATTTATTATTTTATTACTGTATATAGTTATTAGATATGTTATGAAAGATGCAAACACGTTAACTGGAATTATGAGCGGAAAAACAATGCAAACTATTTCTGCCTCTAGTTTAGATACTTCTAACACATCGTCGAGTACCAGTAATTTTTGTTATTCCATATGGTTCTTTATAGATGACTGGAATTATCGTTACGGCGAACCTAAAGTTGTCTTTGGTAGAATGTCTGGAGGAGAAGGACCTTGTCCAACAGTTGTTTTAGGCGCTTCTCAAAATAATTTACTGATTTCGCTGCAAGTGTATCCAGGTACAGATTCGGTTGCAGATGTGGATAGTTCTACGTCCACTACTAGTCCAAGCTCTTCTCCTGCTCCAGTTTCTACCAATACGAATAAAAACACGATCGTTCATGATTGTAATGTTGGAAATATTCCTTTGCAAAAATGGGTGAATTTAATTGTTAGTGGGTATGGGCGTTCTTTAGATATTTATATAGACGGAAAACTAGTACGTACATGTGTTTTGCCAGGGGTTGCAAAGATAGATTCTTCTTCTAATGTTTACGTGACTCCAAATGGTGGGTTTTCCGGATGGACTTCTAGATTTCAATACTGGCCAGAGTCATGCGATCCTCAAAAGGCTTGGAATATTTACAAGAAAGGATACGGGGGAAGTATGTTGGGTAATTTGGGACAATATTCTGTAAAAGTATCATTGATGGAAGGTGAAACCGAAGATGTTAGTTTCCAATTTTAAGTCAACATTTTGGGAAAAGATTGAGCCAAAATCATAAATAAAATTTTGGTTGGCTTTTGGAGTGTTCGCTTCGCATAGCCTTTTTAGGTGGAAAGGTGAAATATGGATTTTTTTTATATTATATATATAACATGAATAATCAAAATACAGGATCAGGGACACTATTTAAGCAATTTTCTTCATCAACCAATCAAGTAGCAAATTCAACCAATGATTTTTTTCAGTCTAATAGTTTAATAGCTAAAATTGCATTTCTATTGTTGGTTGTATTTCTCTATATCATTTTATTGCGTGCAGGAATTTATCTTTTAGGCTGGTTTTCTAACAAATCTACCGGGTCTCCCAAAATAATCAATGGCATGGTAGATGCAAAGCAACTGGTGGTAGTTACGCAGGATCCATCATTACCAGGTTCAGTTACCATAAATCGTTCTATAAATGCAAGCGATGGTATTGAGTTCACTTGGTCAGTTTGGATTTTTGTGGACGATCTTACGTACAATTCCGGTAAATACAAATGTGTGTTTTACAAAGGAAATGACAATGTTCAAGATACTGGATTGAATTTTCCAAACAATGCGCCTGGATTATACATTGCTCCTAATACAAACAACTTGGTTGTTATTATGAATACCTTTAGTGTCATTAACGAAGAAATTGTAATACCCGACATTCCTTTGAATAAATGGATTAATGTCATTATACGTTGTGAAAACACAAACTTGGATGTTTATGTAAATGGTGTCATTGCTAAAAGTCATACATTACATGGTGTACCCAAACAGAATTATGGAAACGTATATGTAGCTATGAATGGAGGGTTTTCAGGATACATCTCTAATTTGTGGTACTACAATTATGCATTGGGTGTTTCTGAAATACAAAGATTGGTTTATAGAGGTCCTAATACAAAAATGTCAGGGTCTTCAAGTGCAATGGATATGAAGAATCCAAATTACTTATCATTGAGATGGTACTTTTATGGTGCAGGAGATGAATATAATCCAACAATAACTGCGAAATAAAAAACAAATTATAATTTACGGTTAAAATTATATATGACAAAATACAATTATATAATTTTATTAGCTTTCAATAATGACAAACACCTTGTACCAAGAAGGTTTTTTTCTGCGTTTGTTCCAAGTTGCAATTTTTTGTTTTTCTTCCGACATGTAATAATACCTATAAGACAATACTGGATCGTCGGATTTGTATTGTTCCGGCATAGCTAGAGCAAATGGCGTTAGCTCTCTTTCTTCAAATGCATCATCGGGAGGCATGTGATCACGTAAGTACAAGGCAACTAAATATGATTTATGAAATTTGGTTTCTGGATGTCCATACCGATATCTCCATTCGGCATGTAAATGATCCACCAAATCTAATACCCAGATAAAATTTGCTTTGGATTTTCTGCACCAAATGGTAACAGGGTGATTTTTATGCGCAAGTTTATACAGACATTCATGCATATCATTTGGATCTAATATTCTTTTGGCCGAACAAAGCATTTGTACTGCTTCCAATAATATTTTACTTACATGTTTGTCCATCATAGACTCTGCAATCTCTTGATGTATAAGTGAGAGAATAAACAAGTTCATTATGTTATTGAATATACTTTGATATTGATTTGGATATATATATCCTTTATTTTATAAAAAGTTTTCAATTTTATTTTTCATAAAATAAATTGGATTTATATTTTTGCACGTTTCTAAGGGTTGACTAAAAATTAACTGCTTCTATATTTTCTTGCAGTATTATATTTTTTCATTTTTTGAAAAATTTCAAAAAATTCTCGTTCCAATTCTTCAAGTTCATTTTTTTCATTTACTTCCCCACAGCATTTGTTACTAAGTTCATTCAGTTGATATATTATTTCAGGATTATCCGATGGAGGTCCTTCATATAAAAATCCTGATTTCCCGCATAAATTCTCATCATTACGACAATGGGTTGCAAAATTATATAAACGTATATAACCATTATTATAAGACGTTTCTTGAAACATTTTGCATAACCCTAAATCGGGGTTGAGATTTTTATTTGGAATAAAATGTTTACAAGAATCACATAAAGGTTGATATGCAAATATAGAGATGAAACACGATACGCAGATCAAATATGCTAACATAATTATCTATCTACATTAATACTAACGTTATCTTTATATACTTGTGAATAATATTATATAGAGTATCTTATAATAGTTTACCTGGTAATATCATCTAAACGTTTTTTAATTTTACATCTTTCAAAATATTTTAGACGTTCAATATTGAAACATTCTTTGAAATAAGTATATTTGTTTCTATAATATTTGCCTCTTTCCCCACACATGGATTCCTCTTGTCTAGCGGTTTTACATTCATTGTAGTCTAATTCGTGTTCTATCACTTCTCCAGATACCAAATACTCATACTTATCAAAGGTATAAGATGGAGATGGAAATTGTGTTTGATTTTGGGTTTCTACTTTTGGAAATAATATGCATTTGCCATTAAAATCTTTGTTTGACTTCCATAATTCAGGGTTATGTAAATAATACTTACAATCTACACAAAAACGATTTACTTTAAATGCATGTATAAAGGTAAACAAGCTTAGCCAAATAAATATAAACATTGCCAATATATTGATAATGACAACGATAACCTTTAAATTAAAATTACTGTATTTTTACAAGATATAAGCCGAATAAAAGAAATATATACTTAATGTGAAAGCTATGGCGGATCTTGTATAATTGATTGTTTTTTCGCTAATTTGTAAATCACTATGTAAAACAAAGTTGGTTCCAATTATGCTTCCCAAAAACATAGTAACAATAATAATGTTTCCTATGAAAAAATTAATTTTATCATCTCTATAAAAGTGCCATACAGAACCCGATGTAAACGGAAACATCAAAATATATAATACGGTACCCATAATAACCTTGTAATCAGTAATAATTTTGGTTATAGATAGTCCAGCTAGTACAAGTGCGATGTTACTAATACCCGTAAACCCTGTGAGTATTCCACTAGTTAAACCTAACAAAATCGCTATAATAATATTTGCATTCATACTCATGCTTATCCCTAAAATATACTATTATACAACATATTATTTGATAGTGTTTTTTCTTAACATTGTATAGATATAACAATATATAAAATGAATTTAAAAATAAATTGATATATAAATTAGTTAAATATTTATGTCAAACATCCAATCTATTCATAAAATGCTTAACGATAAAAGTGATAAAATGTTTGACGCAGAAAACGACGAATATATTGAAACACCTTGGACAATAATTGAATCTTACTTTAAAGATAAACACTTGGAAAGACTTGTGCGACATCAGTTAGAATCGTATAATAATTTTGTTGGACACCAAATTATTAAAACAATAGAAATGTTTAATCCTATTAATATTAGATCGGAACAAGATTATGATGCAGCTTCTGGCAAGTATTCATTGGAAATATCAGTTACTTTTGAAAATTTTCATATTTATCGTCCTCAAATTCATGAAAACAATGGAGCTACAAAATTAATGTTCCCACAAGAGGCACGACTAAGAAACTTTACTTATGCAGCATCTATGACCCTAGATATTAATATCAAATACGTTGTAAGAAGTGGTGAAAATTTGGCGAATGTGAATGTATTTTATAAAAATTTGCCCAAAATTCATATTGGTAAATTGCCAATTATGTTAAAATCCAGTATTTGTGTATTGAGTCAATATAAGTACATAGAAAACATATACAGTGGAGAATGTAAATTTGATGCAGGAGGATACTTCATCATTAATGGTTCAGAAAAAACAGTTTTGGGTCAAGAACGTGCTGCTGAAAATAAAATATATTGTTACAATGTTTCAAAGAACAATACTAAATATTCATGGACGGCAGAAATAAGTTCTATTCCTGATTTTAAATGCATCTCGCCTAAAAAAACAATTATGATGATTAGTTCAAAAAATAACGGGTTTGGATTTCCTATTTGTATACAACTTCCAAGAATCAAACAACCTGTACCTTTATTTATTATATTTCGTGCATTAGGTATTGTATCAGACAAGAGCATATGTGAGTATATTTTATTAAATATAAATAGTGACCAGCATCATGATATGTTGAATGCATTGCAGGCATCTATTATTGACGCAAATCAATACATTACAAAAGAAGATGCAATCAGATATGTAACTAGTTTTGTATTATACACTCCAATTAACATGGATAAAGAGGCCGGATCAAAAAAAAAATTAGAGTTTGCATTAGATGTTTTGAATAATGACCTGTTTCCACATTGCCATACCATCCAACAAAAAATATATTTCTTGGGATACATGACCAATATTTTGTTACAAACCAAATTTGAGTGGATCAAAGGGGATGACAGAGATTCTTACTTGAATAAACGCGTAGACCTAACTGGCAGTTCCTTGAATAATTTATTTCGTAACTATTTCAACAAACTAGTTAAAGATATGGAAAAACAAGTAGTCAAAGAAATCAATAACGGAAGCTGGAGATCTACCGAGGATTATTTGAATATCATAAATTTGACCAATATTTATAAAATTATTAAGTCAACTACTATAGAAAATGGTTTCAAACGCGCTTTAGCAACAGGTGATTTTGGGATTAAACATGTGAATAGTAATAAAGTTGGAGTTGCGCAAGTGTTGAATAGATTGACTTATGTTTCCAGTTTGAGCCACTTGCGCAGAATTTCTACGCCTACAGACAAAAGCGGCAAGTTGATTCCTCCTCGTAAACTACACAATACTTCTTGGGGGTTTTTGTGCCCTGCAGAAACTCCAGAAGGTCAATCTGTCGGAATAGTGAAAAATTTGAGTTACATGACGCACGTTACTATCCATTCAAACAGTTTGTCTTTGTATGAATATGTGGAACCTTACATAACTAAAATAGAGCAGTTAAAGCCACATGAGGTGTTTGATACTGTTAAAGTCATTGTAAATGGTGCATGGATTGGAATTACTAGCGTACCAATGGACTTGTATACTTCATTGAAGGATAAAAAATGCAAAGGCGTTATTAACATTTACACATCTATTGTTTTTGACTACAAAAAACAAGAAATTAGAATATGCAGTGACAGTGGAAGATTAACGCGACCTTTACTAAGAGTAAAAGACAAGACAATTTTGTTATCTACAAGTATTTTAGACGATTTAAAAAATAATAAACTAAATTGGGATGATTTATTTATTAACTGCAAAATACCAGATGCTATTCTAGAATATATAGACCCTGAAGAGCAAAGCTACAGTATGATTGCCACAAAACCATGCGACATTGCTAAAACAGAACATATTATACACAAATATACTCATTGTGAAATACATCCTAGCACAATATTTGGAGTCATTGCTTCATGCATACCATTTCCGGATCACAACCAGTCACCTAGAAATACCTACCAATCGGCAATGGGAAAGCAAGCTATGGGTGTCTATGCGACAAACTACAATGAAAGAATGGACAAAACTGCATACGTATTAAATTATCCTACCCGACCTTTAGTGGACACGCGTATCATGAATATGATCAAACTGAATGATATTCCATCTGGATGTAACATTAACGTTGCGATTATGACTCATACAGGGTATAACCAAGAAGATTCCTTACTGGTTAATAAAGGATCTATTGAAAGAGGATTGTTTCAAGCCACTATTTATCATACAGAAAAAGACGAAGATAAACAAAAAATAAACGGAGATGAAGAAATACGGTGTAAGCCAGATCCTGCCAAAACCAAAGGCATGAAGTTCGGTAACTACAACAAAGTTAATTCCAAGGGTCTCATTCCTGAAAACAACTTAGTTGAAAATCGTGATATTATTATTTCCAAGGTGAAAGTAATTAAGGAGAATAGAAACGACCATACGAAGGTTACTAAATTTGAGGATGACAGCAAAATTTATAGAACATCCGAAGAAGTATATATTGATAAAAATTATATAGATCGTAATGGGGATGGATATACTTTTGCAAAAGTAAAATTACGTGCAACAAGAAGACCTGTTATAGGAGACAAGTTTTCGTCACGACATGGTCAAAAAGGTACAGTTGGTAATATTATTCCTGAAGAAGATATGCCGTTTACCAAAAATGGTACCAGACCAGACATTATTATTAACCCTCATGCGATTCCATCTCGTATGACGATTGGACAATTGAAAGAGACACTACTTGGAAAAGTATTAGTAGAACTGGGACTGTTTGGAGACGGAACAAGTTTTGGAGAGTTGGATATCAAACACATTTCTAAAAAATTATTAGAACTAGGATATGAGGCAAATGGTAATGAACTTTTATACAATGGTCTTACGGGTGAACAGTTAGAATGTAGTATTTTTATGGGTCCTGTCTTCTATCAGAGACTTAAACACATGGTAAATGACAAACAACACAGCCGGTCTATTGGTCCGATGGTGAATTTAACTAGACAGCCTGCAGAAGGAAGGAGTAGGGATGGTGGATTACGTTTTGGTGAAATGGAGAGAGATGGTATGATTGCTCATGGAGCAGCTAGGTTTACCAAAGGTAGAATGTACGATGTCTCTGACAAGTATCAAGTCCATGTTTGCAAAAAATGCGGACTTATTGCGTCGTATAATGATAAACTTCATATCCATCATTGTCGCACGTGTGATAACCGTGTGGACTTTGCGTATGTAGAAATACCTTATGCTTGCAAATTATTATTTCAAGAATTAATTACAATGAATGTTGTACCGCGAATGATTACAGATCATTAGTTTACACCAAGTGTATAACACGATTATTATAGTTATATTTATATTTGTAATAAAAAATAAACGCTTATAATGATAATACCAGTTAAACAAATACCTCCATAAATACAGTACATAGTTGAAAAATTAGGATTTTCTTTTATTAACAATGAATTTGTAATACTATTTTCAATATCGTTTGTTTTACTATCCCTGTTTTCTAGGGTATCGGTTATAATATCTGACATCATAAGATACAGTATAATAAGAAAAGTATTTTTATTTTATAACGCTAGTTTTTTACATAACATAAAAAAGAATTGTGTAAAAATACAAAATACAAAATATAAAATACAAAATATAAAATACAAAATATAAAATACAAAATATAAAATACAAAATATAAAATACAAAATATTACATGTAATATGAAATTGCTCCTAAATATAAAAACAATACAAGCATAATATCCGAAGACTTTTTTACTGAACTGGTAATTATTTCTTTGGAAAAATTGGTTTGTTTAATTTTGTATAAATCTTGAATAAAAGGTATACAGATAAATGCTATCATACTACCAACATAACTGTTATATAAGTAAGCCAATTCAAGACTATTTAAGAAAATGTTGCTGTATAGGATAAAACTTGCAAAAAACCATGAATTGTTATTTCCAAATAGAACGGGTATAGTATAAATATTGTGTTCTTTATCACCTTCTAGGTCACACATATCTAACAGTAATTCATTGTATAAACAACCCAAAAAAACCAAATTAAGAGAAATAGTTAGAATAGTAAATCCATCGTTTATTCCTAATAATGTATCAGTTGACAAAGCTCCGAAAAAAATAGATAATGCTACCAATGAAGCACATGACAAGTTTTTAACAAAAGTAATTTTTTTGAATACAGGGGTATATAATAAGATATTTAATATAGACACATGAACCACCCATTGTAAATTGGTTGATAATAAAGATAAGTTTAAGTATTCTGCAAGTACCAACAACAACATGGAAGCAAACACAGCTTCTTTTATAGTAATGATACCTTTTACTAATGGCCTGTTAGGATTATTGTGTTTATCTATCTCTACATCATAAATGTCATTTATAATCATACTACTTGACATTATAATAACTGTATCTACCATGGTAACTAAGAATTTGGGCAGTAAAAAAACTGTATAAGATGGATGCACAATCCACCCTCCAAATAAAGTTAGAAATAAAGTTGGTAAAACATTAATAGGTCTTATTAAAGTTACTAACCCATTTATTTTTTGTTGAATAATTTGTAGTTGTGATGTGTTATTGCTAACAAGTAAGTTTTTATTTGGTGTCTCTTGTATTTTCTTTGTGTTAGGCATAACATTATGTGATTTTTTTTCAAATAAAGGTAGATGTAATAATCTATGCGTTTTTATTTGAAAAGCAAACTGAGGATACATAAGGAGGCTTCCTATAAATAAGCATTTCAATATACATGAACCTTTCATAATAAAACTAAACAGTATGTATTCTAATTATTCTATTGTATTTAACTGATTTATGTTAGAAAAACAAAAACAAAATTTAATGAGTTCAAAATATATAAAGATTAACTAACAAAATAGTATAATACATGTACTTATTGCTAAAAACTGGATGGTTACTTTCTATATGGTTTGCAAATACGGCTCTGAGTTACCAACTAAACCGTCGCAGTTTAAAAATGATGGATGATTTATCTACCATACAAAAATATGGTAATTTTTTTGTAAAAGAACCAGTTTCCAATTTATTTCAAGATATTACCGATCATAAGTTGTCTAGTATATTTATCAACAAAGCTTATAATAAAATTTACTCCGTTGTAAGCGATGTAACCATCAATGTAAATGCCAATGAAGATATGGATATGTATGTGAAATATCATACAACAATCATAGATCCTATTATGGCTCAACCTATCATAGAGGCAGCGATTCAAAACAATGTAGATACAAAGGTTATAGATTTAACACCAAGTACATTTGTAGCAGTCCAAGATATTTTAAAAGCGGTAGGAGACTTTGCTAATTTTGCATTCCCTTTATTTTTGTTGGTGATTATTTTGCAAGCCATTTTTGCCGGTGCAAGAACTAACCAAATGGGAATGCCAAGATCTTCCATGAATATACGAACACCCGGATCTTCAGGGTCAGGTGGGTTGAATTTTTTGAATAACAATAACAATAAACAGAAGTTTGATAAGGAGGTGACATTTCCAAATATATCTTTGTCCAGTTGGGCAGGTAGTCCTGAAGTTTTGGAAGAATGCAAAGAAGTAATTGCTTATTTGGAAAATAAGGAAACATTCCAGCAACTAGGAGCAGTTATGCCCAAAGGAATATTATTAGAAGGACCTCCTGGAACGGGAAAAACTTTGTTAGCAAAGGGTATTGCTAGCGAAACCAATGCATCGTTCATATCTATGGCTGGGTCAGAATTTGTAGAATTATTTGTGGGAATGGGAGCTTCTAGAGTAAGAGATCTCTTTGATAATGCTCGTGAAAATAAACCATGTGTTATTTTCATTGATGAGATTGATGCAGTAGGTAGACAACGTGGTGCGGGTATTAATATGGCAAATGATGAGCGAGAACAAACCTTAAATCAAATATTGTATGAAATGGATGGATTTAACAACAACGATGATATTTTAGTATTAGCGGCAACTAACCGAAAAGATGTGTTAGATCAAGCATTGTTAAGACCTGGACGGTTTGATCGGATTATACGTGTACCATTACCAGATAAGTTTTCTAGAGAAAAAATATTGGATTTTTATTTAAAGTCAAAACCAGCAGAAAGAAACATTGATGTAAGTGGTTTAGCGGAAATAACCGATGGTTTTTCTGGAGCACAATTGAAAAATTTAATAAATGAAGCAGCCATCATGTCTGCAAAGAAAAAGTCTTCTGTTATTTTGGAACAAGATTTATTCAATTCTTTTGAAAAGTTAATTGTTGGGTTAGTTAAATCAAACAATGATGTTTCTATTAACACACAAACACGAGTAGCCATTCACGAATCAGGTCATGCTTTATTGTCCATGTTATTTAAAGAATACTTTCAATTACAAAAAATATCCATTCAAGCAACTTACAATGGAGCTGGCGGATATACTATTTTTACTGAAAATGCAGAAATCAAGGAAGGAGGACTGTATACCAAAGATATATTGAAAAAACGGTTGACAGTTACGTTAGGCGGAAAAGCGGCTGAAAACATTTATTACGGAGAAGACTTTGTATCATTAGGAGCAGTACAAGATTTACAACAAGCAAACAAATTAGCACAACGCATGATTGGTAACTTTGGTATGGGAAAAGACCTAGAGGTGTTCTTTAACGAAAATATCAATGATGAAAGCAATCCATTTTTGGGAAGAGGGATATCGGTTGGTTCTAAGTATTCCGAGAATACAATGACCATGATGGATGCAGAGACATTATCTTTAGTAGTAGATGCGTACAATAATGCAAAAGTCATGTTAACAAAGTATAAGGACGTTTTAATAGATATGTCTGAATTATTGAAGGAGAAAAAGGTATTGAATCAAGAAGATGTTGAACAATTTAAGGCACGAATATATGCAGAATAATGTATACTAATACAATTTTGTATTATTTAATAATAATATTTAATGTTATATTTGATAGTTATAATATAACATTATGAAAAGCCAAAATATGATTCGTACTGGAAAAGAAGAAGAAAAGGAAGATAACGATATGCATATTCTTAGTGGAGACAATACTGCAAACGTAGATATTGAACCTGATGTTAAAGCGAATCATTTGTATTTACAAATTTGTGCATGTTCGTTTGTATTGAATTGTTTTACAAAAGATAGTGTTGCAAAAAGTTCGGATTAACTTTACAAACGCTTCAATCCTCTTACTATAAATGTAGTAAGAGCAAACAAAAACCCTCCCCATAAGGTATCCATGATTGCCGTTAACCATGACCAGTTTGAAAATAATGCCAAATTGGTGGTTTCATAAACGCCATATATCACGATACCTAGTAAAAATGCGTCACTAGGACTTTTGTTTGGCTGAATAATGAAATAATTCAATCCGGTTATTAAAAATAAGTAGCAAATAAATGTTGCCGGGTAATTTATTTTTACTGGTGAATTCTGTACTTTTTGTATTTGATTAGAAAAATAATCCTTCACTAAATTTAGATAAATGCTGTCAATAATCACTAGAGTGATTGCAGAAATTAACAAAGAAAACTTGAACATATCTATAAGATATAGATATATTTTATTTTTATTTATTATGCGTTTTAGTTATCATGATTTTTAGTTATCATGAATTTAGTAATATTTTATACATTGATAATATTTTATATAACACTATTATATATAATATGTCAAATAGTATAGGAACTGGATTTTCTCCGACTGCTGGAGGTGGAGGTCTTGGCGATTTATTAGGCTTTATTAATGGTATTGGAAAAGATTTGCCGATTATTGCAAAGGGTAATGCACTAGGAATTTCTTTGGGAGGAGGTATCAAAGGACGTATGCCACAATCTGTCTACACAAATGACCATGACAATGACTTTGCCCAAACACGTTTTACATTACGCGAAGCTTGGAATACCACTAAATATAGTGGTCAAAACGGGTTGGCAAACAAACGTATTATTACACCCTTTCGTGCTGTAAACAATGCAGGAGATGTGTTAAGTCGCAAAAATTATAGTTGCGGAGGAACTTGTCAAACATTTCAAAGTCGTCCTAATTTGAAAGGATTAAGGCAACGATTTGGAGCTATCCAGAATATTTGCGATGAAACCTTAGTTCCGCCTTCAGCATGCAACGTTAAATGGGTGTATGATGGATCTGATTATACAACTTATTTAAAACAACGTGCTGTAAACAAAAACTACAACGACAGATCATTTGGAGGAGATCAATATTCTAGTTCTCAAAGCGCCATACGAGCTATTAAGAGGTATTAATCCAACCTTTAGAAGGTTGGTCTAAACACAATTAATAGTTTGCAGATACGTTGATGTTACATTTCCAAACAGCGATTTGTTTTGTCAATCTTTTTTGAAAAGTTTAATATAGCTCTATATTAAATATGTCTACTCCTTATGCTATTTCTACCTCTATTGGTTCTATGAATTATGATAACTATGTAAATTCTCGCATTACAGGTCCATTGAACACAAATAAATACCCCTCTGCAATGCCTTATCATAGTTATGGCACATTAAATGGTATTCGCCCTACCCCTCCACAATTTTTTCCTTCCCAAGACCCTCCTTATGCTTCCGAAAATAGCAATGCAAGACATCAATATGTTAGAACCGCGATAAGTGCCAGTGCTTTAGCTAGACAAAAAACATTAGGTAAGTTATCTTCTCCAAATACATTTTTTTCTTTTTCAACTGGAAAACATACGGCAGTTTCTACCCATATGAATTATATAGAACCTCAGCCGTCGTCCATGTATACAAATACATTGAAAAGTAATGCTGTAGGGAAAACTGCGTATAAACAAGGGTTACCTAATATCGCGCCAACTTCTACGAAATGTTATTATCCAAGCGGTACGAGATCCAGTTTACAAAGAGCTAGATCTGGTGGATGCGTTGCTCCAAAAAAAAAAGGAGCAATAGAAAATACAAGCTTAAGGAATGGACAAACCTGTGCATGGGGTTCACTCCCAAGACAAAATTATTGACCTATTGTAAATAAAATATAATCTACCATTATAATATATAAATCCGCAATGAACAAATATTTAGTTGAATTTATGGGAACTTTATTTTTGAGTTTTGTTATTTTTTCTACCAATAATTATTTAGCTATTGGTGTTGCTCTAGCATTGGGTGTTTACTTAGGCGGACCTATTTCTAGTGCAGCTTACAATCCTGCAATTGCTATTAGTTTGTTAAGTGCTGGAAAAATAGGTCAAAATGATTTGATTCCTTACATTCTTGCAGAAATTGCAGGAGGCCTTGCTGGGTTTGAGTTGGCCAAACGTGTACTAAATCGTAAAATTTAAGAGTTTGAATATTGTTATAATATTATAATTTCTTTAGTTATAATATAAATACAAATGAAAAAATATAGATCCAGTAGAGGTAAACATAAATACAACAAGAGAGGAGGTAATACTTCATACGGAACATCTACAGATACACCTAACACAATTAATACAACTATCCCTAGTAGTCCTAACAGCACTAGCGGATTTATGAGTTGGATGACTAATGCATGGAACAGTACTAAAAAAAATAGTCAAGGTTTATTTAGTAAGTTAAGTGAATCAACCTCAAACATGATGAACAAAGCGAAAACTAGCTTAGACGGGGCTACTAGTTCTACCCCTGTGTCTAACAACACACCAGTTAATCCTAATGTATCTACATCTACAACAACGATGCAAGGAGGTAAGACACGTCGCAAAAAGGGAGGATACAATATTGCTTATAATGCAGCTCCCGTTTATCGTTCTAATGTAGCAGCGCCAACTTATTGGATAGGCGGTAAAACACGACGTAGATTATCCAAAAAATTAAGAAAACACAAAAAATAAAAAACGAATCAAATACTGGAATGAAATAATAAAAAAAGATAAACTTTTTATTATTTTTTATTTTTCATTTTTTCATTTTGGTCATGAGACAGTATAGTATATAAATACCTAATACCCCTAAACTTGCAATGTAACCTTGGATAATAGGATCATCCGGAAGTTTGAATGCATTTTTATGTTTATTTTTTACTTCCATACTCGTAAATGTTTCTTTGCAACGTTTATCAGAAAAACGATTGTACTTATCTGGAAAAACACAAGGATCCATGTTTTTCAAATCAATTAAACTAACAAAATGTGTTTCTGTTGACCGATTATTGTTAGTATCAATTGTTTCCATTGTAATTTCTTGACATTGTTGTTTTCCACCTGATAAAAATGCTTGAAAAATGACGAACGGATTTAGTACATTTAGGTCACTTACAGCGCCTGGTATTAGCCCTTTGAATTCTGAGAAATTTACACCTAACCCCGAAGAAATAAAGGGTATGTTTCCTGCAGGTACGTTATCTACATAAATATAACGGTCTACGTCTTGTCCATTAGATGGATCCGTGCATTTAGCACCAGTTTTTAAAAAGAATTTATTTCCTAAAGGTTGACCAGTTGCAGATGCATTACCTTTTCCAGTAACTAATAGCTCTACGTAATTTACTAAACCATCAATATCCTTACTTAAAGCACTAATACTTCCTTCATCCGTCATTCCAATTTCAGAAGGAGTTTTGATATACTTGTAGTAAGGGTAATCCGGTCCAAGTAAACGTTCTTCTACCCCCTTTACATCCGTTAATACTTCTTCAAATAAATTTGACATTAATTATATATTATATAATTAGCTATATAATTATTGTATAATTAGTTATAAATTAGTTATATTTCAATAGTTACGATGTTCCTGTAATTGTAGGAGGTGTGGTTCCTGCCAGTTGTTGTCCAAGGTCGGACTGTTGTTGTACTAAACCTGCCATTTGTTGGTTTAATTGATCTACTTGTTGTGATAAACTATCAACGGTAGTTTTTATAGATCCCATTTCATCTAAACGTTGTTTCAAATAGTTAATGTTTCCTGCGTTTTGTTGTGATAATATCAAAGCGTTTGCTGGATTACTTGTATCATACGGAGCAAATTCGGGAGAAGTAGAGGTGGATTCCATTCCTTCTATTAGACTATTCTTAGAGCAGGCTAAAAATAGTTGATAACTAATGAGTGCAACAAAGAGTACTACTAGTGTTTGTATAAACATTACTATAGTATATAAACATTATTTTTATATGTATTTTTATTTTACGGAACTACAATCTAATTTATAATTATTACAATATATAATAATATATTATAATAATATAATATGGCTTCTGCATTTTATCCTCTAGGAATGAAAACATACAATAATCATGTGCCACAAGGCGGGTACAAAACATGGAAAGGAAAAGGTTTGTATAGCAATCCCGTGGGTATTACCAGCGGCAACTTAAGACCTTTAACAAATAAAGACCCTGCGAACGACGCACCTTCTAAATTTGGATTACCGAGACCAATTAAGCAATATAGAAGAGGCACTTCTGTGCCTGTTCCTTTTCCCGATCCTGAATCTTGTAACTTTCCAGCAGAATTAAATTACTATTATTACTCCAATCGTCAAGTAAAGTCATCGGTAAGAGATAATATGGTTTCCCAAATGTTAGATACTCCTGGAAGATTTATTGTTAAAAATAATGAACCTAAAACAGTAAATACTTATGATAACGCTTTAATTGACGATTGTAAAACATGTAATGGAATTGGTATTGTCTCCGGATGGTATCCAATCAATAACTTGACTGAAAAACCACAGCCAAATGTAACGAACCCTTTGCTATGCTGTAATCAACAACGAAAAGCCATACAGCGCGTTTTACCTGCAAGTACCATTTTAAAGAAAAACTATTACACTACAACGTATCAGTATTTATTCAACCGTTGTCAAACTTATGACCAACGTGCTTTTAACTTTGTAAGAGGTACAACCGACCCGCAAGTATACAATAATCCTCTTGTTACCGCAGGTGAAATTGAACTTAGTAAACCAGGAGATCCGTTATCCTATGCTAATTTATATGTTGCGAATTGTAATCCGAACAGCGAAATAACAACAGCTGCAAATTGTATTGTGGTAGAACGTATTGTTTCTATTTTAATATCTGAAAACATTATGAATGAAGAAGACTATGCAAAATTCAAAGCACTAAATAATTACACAATAATAGCTTTTATTAATTTTTTGAAATCACTCCCTAATAAAACCAGAGTAGATTTGGCACTTGTGATTGCAACCCGCATTTTAGCAGATCCATACAACGGAGCACTGATTAACGGACCTACTAACCCTAAAGGGTGTTCAATAGTCCAATACAAACCAAATAATCCTCAGTTTGCTCAGCAAGGCGCAGTTTCTAGTAGTACCCGAATACTGAAATTAAACGTGAACACAATTGAACAGAATGCGGCAAGTATTCAAAAAAGTAGACCTCCTAACTTATATAGTAAATCAATCATGGGAGAATTACCTGAAACGTCTTACATTTATAAAAACAAAGCACCCGTATGTAATCCTGGCGTTTACATCAAAAATGGAAACCCTAGAATATGTAACAAAAATACGGATGACATGTCCAACACGAATCTAAATCCAGTTGCTACGTTCAATTATACAGTGAATCAGTTGTCAGACATGACTGCTGTCGTAAATAACTGATTTTTGTATAGAATGTTCATCCAAAATAGTTTCTATAACAATATCTATATCTTTCGCCAACACTTCTTCGTAGATTTCTATTTGGTCGTGTAACTCATTTGGTAAGAATACTTTCAACTCTAGTCCAAATTCTAGTTCAGCATCTTTAATATCTAACAGGGAATCTTGTTGTTCTCTATCTTCTTGACAGTCTTCTAAATGTGTTTCTTGTAAAGAAGGTAACATGTTTTCATTACTTTGTTTTATGTGTAAAAAAATATTCGTTTTATCAACAAATTTATTGTGCGGTATTTTATATTTTTCACACCACAAAATGGACTTTTGAATATTATTACGTTTCATGATTTCTATTTTGTCGTCTCTATTTTTGTTTTTAAGGGTATTAACGATTAACATCATATTTTCAAGTTGATGTTGCCCAATAACTACATTAGACTCTTCTATTTTATTGATAAAATAATAAGGAATCTTGGTATCTATAAGAGAATCAACTACATATTCATAATGATTATTTTTCATTTCATTAGTCAACTTGGATAGCGTTTCCTTCAAATAATACATATAACTTGGGTTTATTCTGATAAAATGTTTGCATACAACATATCGGTCATTTGATATAACATTTGAAATGGATGGTTTTATTATATATATCTTATCAAACATTCCTGATAAAACATATAGTATATCAATTATTACTTTGTGATAAATATGTCCAACTTTAATTATACTAATACCATTTATATTTTGATAATTAATAATAAGGTTGAACACATGAATTATGTTTGTAAAATAATGGTTTTTATCTTGATAATCTTCTTTATCAAATTCAAAAAATAAAAAATCACTAGATAGATCCACACTGTGCTCCTGAGATAAATAACTTATTTGATCAACATCAAAATGTTTATGTATGTATATATCATCTTTCTCTTCTCGCAATACATTCAAAAAATAACAAGATGAATTATAATTTGGAGTAAAATGCATACTGGTTATTCTAGATTTGTTAGTAAGTAATTCATTTAAGTTACAAATATGAAACAGTTCTATTAATTCATAAAATATATTAGACTCTGGTTTTATTTTACTTACAGATATACTTGTATCAGGAACATTTGTGTATATAAATTCATAGGTGTTTATAAACATAGTCATCCTACTTAGTGTATGCATATCATAGTTGTTCAGTTGTGACTGTATAGAAGACAACCAATGGTCTAAACTTTGACATACATAAGGCTCTACTAGTTCGGATTTTATGAAAGTATACCGTATATCTATTTCAATACTGTTTTTTGGTAATATATAATAATTCATGATTAACTATTATATATTGATGGTATTGTTTATATCTTTTATGTTCAATTCTTTATCTTAACCAAAGTGTTCTTATTGTTACATTTCATGGTTGTTATATTACAAATCGCCTACTACATCAAAGTGTATTTGTTTTTTAGTAGACCTTTTCGTTTTCATTTTAGGCTGTACCGATTGAATCTCTAGAACAGGTTCATCCGGAGAGTCAGATGACGCAACGAGTATTATTTTTTTATTTAACTTTTTAACTTTAGGCTTGATTTCTTGAATCGCTTGTTTTGTTTCTTTTTGGGAAATAGCTGTTTCTTTTTTCTCAAACACAATCTCATCGGGTAATCTAGATATAAATGATTCTGCAATTTTTTTAGCATTCACGGTTCTAATTTTTTTATAAATAAAGTATCTATTCAAAAAGGAAATGTCTTTTTCATAGTTTTTCATTTCCGGAGCATGCCCAAAATCATTCTCTTTAGAAGGATAACGTTTGATTTCGTTCATCATTAAACTATACAGTTCATTGAACATACCGCTTCCTTCTGGTATTCCAATTTTTTTCGCATCTTCTCTTGGCAATAGGGTAAACCCATAATCTTCCATGATACGGTTTAAGTAGTCATAATTTACTAAATATTCTGGAAACATTTTGTTAATAGAATCTTGATACACAGATATTTTGTAGCCAATACAGCTTTCATCATCTTCTAAAACGTTGTGGTCATACTCTTTGACGACTTGCCAAACCTTTGTATCCTTTTCGTATATTTCAATGCTGTCTCCTACCAGTTTTTTACGTAACTTATTAAATATAGTTTTACCATCATAGCTGGTACCAATAAAGTACCCATTTAACTTTGTACATTCGGCAACATTTCTCAAAAAATTATGTAGGGTTCTAATACTCTCAAACATGTAATGAACTGCAAACTGACAAGAGGACACATTAAACCCATCTTCACCTTTTCCATATTGACGAATAATTCCATTTCCTAAATTTTCTTTTGATCCTTGTCCAAAAACAGCCTTGGTAATTTGAATAGCTTTATCATTTAACATAGCTTCTCCGGTACGAATATTTAAACTAGCATTTCCATTCACAAAAAGCGCATAAGGCATATTTTTAAAATCCTTTTTAAAATTTAAAAACCTAGCGCAAGCTCCATTGATTCTATTTTCTAAATTGTCTTTAGAAATATCTATTCCAAACACAAATGATAAATTAGATGCAATCCATTTTGGCAAATCTCCTCCTTTTCCGCATGCATAGTCTATCAAGGTATCTCCTTTCTTTGAAACACGTTCTATTAGCAGTTTTTTTACAAATAGATTATGGAAATCTCGCATTCCAACGGTATCTGTTGTATTTGTTACACGGTTGTAATAAACATCGTCCTCAGCTAAGACATCAGGTATATGTTCGCCTGTAGTAATCATTTCTAAAGTTACTGGATTATGTATAGATACCCAGTTGTCATCTGCCGTTTTATAGTCGTTTGGATAAGTTTTGTCATATCTTACTCTTAGAGGCGTCCATCTCCAAAGACCAGTCTTTGATAAATCATAACTAAATTCTACAACTGCGTTATCTTCTATTACCTCCCTTTCTTTGGTGAACATTTGATAAGTCCCATTATCGTCTTCCTCTAGTACTATATTACACAACCCTGCATTGTTTCCATATGAACTTGTCGGGTAGAATTGAACAGGCCGCCAGTTTTTTTGTTTACTGCCTTTCTTATCTGTAAATTCAGGCAGTTTATCCTCTATTATATCTTGACAAGGATTTATATATCCATGATCAGATTCGTCAAACCCACACCTGAGGACAACTGTTTTATATTGCGTAAATTGGGTTACAGTTAGCATGTCCATTCCATTTTCAAAAATTGGTGTAACAATGTCACCTCCATTTGGAGATTTTTGAGTTGTGATCAAAAAGTCAATTGTATTGAAGTGGGGAGGTTTCCATTTAAAAGAATATTCCCATGTTTTTATTGGCCTGGTTACGCCTGGTTTGTCTCCCCCTACGCCAAAATTAGATGGAGTAAAAATCAATCCATCAGTGTTGTATTCATAAAGACCATCTTTCACATTTTGAAGAATATAATGGCATGCGTCAAATATGTTTAAATCTTCATCTTTGTGCGAAATTCTTTCCGAATGACTTACAACAGGGTAAAAGCGTTTGGTAGTTATTCGCAACTGATTTGTAGGATTTGTTTTATCAGTAATAGAGACTATGTTAAGTTTTGCGACTAAATTCCTCAAGAGAGGAAGCCTTAATCGGTTACTATTCATGAGATCTTTTTCTGTCGTAGATGCAAATCCAAATGATCGTATGTCTTCACCATTCAAGAAATATAAATCAAATGCTGCATATAGGTTGATATACTGTTTGTTTTTGTTGTGTAATATTAACTCTCCATCCAATAATGAATACTTGAATTCGTTTACTTCTGTTTTTGAACCTGTAAACATTACCTCCATTTTTGAACTGATAAGATACATTTTACCATTTTTATGAATAAACAACAAACTTCGTTCTCCATCTGCTTTATCTGTAACAACATAGTCTTTACGTATGTTTGGAACATTCATGTTTGGATTGATAGGAACTATGTTTTTAACATGAAGCGTTACAGATGACGGACCAATAAAATCACTTGTCTTTGGATATTTGTGCTTATCTGGGTTGTAATGATCTCCTTTGGTTAGCTGCATGTATTCGTCTAGTACACTTTTCTGTTCTTTGTAAGAAATTGGATAGTTCGTTTTTTGAAGTCCTGAAAGTACATTTTTGGTAATTTGTTCTATTCCTTTCATCATTTCTTCTGCAGTTTTGAACATAAATCTAGCTTCGTTATTATTTACTTCAATTTCTATTTCATAATGTTCCTGGTTTGTAAATACATTGGATTCTCCAACCGTATACGTTTTGATAGGCCAACCGTTAGTATCCTTAGATGATGTGCGTACAATACTTAAGTCAATGCGAAATGGTAGTCCATTTTTGATTAGTGACACGCGGTTTATGTAACGAAACCCTTTTTTTGTTCTAGCCCAGTTGTCAAATATATCTTTAACTAACTTACTATTTCTACTGATGGTTTCTTCTCTTGCAAAAGAAACACGAAAATTAAAGTCATCGTAATCCGCTGAATTTATTTTACGGTCATCTACAAAAATAGGGCTTTTTTTCATAACTGTAAGTGCATTAGCAACACTTTCAATATCATTCGTTTTGCAATATTCTTTGATTGAATCAAAATTGTAAATCTCTAACCGTATATTGGATGATCTAAACTGTCCAGTTTTTATATCCAGAAACTCAGTTTCAATTTTCAATGAATACTGACCCTTAGGATCCTCTATAAAAAACCCCAATGATTGCAACTTCTTTATTGCATTGTCGTAATCCATTTTTGTTAGAGGTTTAATTCCTTTGGTTCCAAAACGAACCTCAATTTCGGGTTCTCCTCCATCATACTCTTTTTTTGATAAAAAGGTTTCGCATATTATTTTCAACTGCTCTTTGGGAGGTGCTTTTGGAACCGTCGGATTTTCATAAGCTTTTCTATATTTTGTTTTATTCATTGGTTCTGTCATTTTATTATATAATAAGCATACATATTTTTATATTCTTATTCAATTTTTTACAAATTAAGAATAATCATTTCATATAATTCTGCTTTTGTTTTCTTTTTTGCGTTTGTAGGTGTTGCTTGTTCAAGTCCTAATTTTTTACATATTTCTACTAAGTCAGCATACTTGTACGAAGTAATAGATTTTAATTTATTATCTAAAGATTTCATATTATAATAATTTTCTTTATAATAATTTATTTTCTCTGCATCACAAGGAGTCAAGTCTAAAGAATATTTTACAGGCTCTTCTATACTTTTATGAATAACATAAGTATTATTAGAACTATCCGCAGAAACATGTGTATTTTCAAAATATTTTTTGTTGTCCACTACCATAACACTTATATTAGTAATAAAGCACAGAGCTATAAATGTTTTTAAAGTAATTTGTGGATTATTTGTAAGATCATTTTCTATATCCGTTATTGGTTTTATTTTGTGCATTTTTAAAATGTCTTTTTTTGAACGAATCAACTCAATCATTTTAAATTTCAGTTCTTTTTCTTCTACAAAATGTTTATTTCCTATCATGTTGTATTTATCAATACCCATATGCAGTACATAAAAACACCAAAAAAGGGTGTCCTTATGTTTAGGTACAAACACATCCTTTTTGTGTTTTGTAACAGGAGTTACATTACTCATGATTTCACAATGTGAATACTTTTCCATATTTGAAGAAGAAAACATATAGGGCTGTAAATCTTCTAAAATAAGATGCATCATTTGCGTGTCATTTATTGGCGCATTGTTTATGTTATTATGCAGATTTAGCAACTGGTTTATTTTATCATTAGAATATGTATTATCATATTGCATGGCGGTCTTACTCATTAACATGTAATATCTTTATTATGTTTTATTTTTTATCATTTATAAAATAAGTATTTTTATAAGTTTCTTTTTGTTGTTCAGCTTGGCTTAGCTCTACCTCTTGTTTTTTTACATAATCAATGTAAATACTCAGTTCATTAATAATATTTCCAGGAAGTTCTGTTAAATTAATATGGATACCATATTTGTTTTCATTAATGATGACTTCTTTGTGAGAATGCAAAATTCTTAAGACTTCTATTTGATTAAACTTAGACATACTTTCTATTGTCTCTCGTATAGTATTCAACACAATAGAGTTATACTCATATTCTTCTTCATATTCTGTATCTGCTTCTTCCATGTTTATATAATTAATTGTATATGTTTAAATATATTTACAAATACAATTTCAAAAGTTGGATGCATTTAATGTATATGATATTATGTAGTGATAGTTTAGCAACTTCAATAAATAATAAGTGTATTTACATTTATCATAATAATGTAGACGTAAAAGGTCTAAAAACAAAACAACTTAAAAATAGTGTTGTATGGTTATATATAATACAATGTTACGAGAAGAGGAGATACGCGATATTCTAAAAGATTTCCCGAATATAGAACTTTCTTATGAGACACTCTTACATAAGAAAGTTTATGATGCGGATATGATTATGGCTATTCCAGATGGACACAAATATTTTGTATGGTTTACTACCTATAAAAAGGATAATGTATGTTTTTTGCTGCAATTAGGCGAAACTAATCAACCGATCAATAAAAAACATATTGTACACGTGCGTATATGCAGGCAACCGTTTCCCAATAAGTTACACTACGGCACTATTTTATACGGAACGATGTTTAAACACAACAATCTATCTTGTTTTGCTATAGAAAATGTCTATTCTTGGCAAGGAAATTTGTTGCCTTGTCAGACCCTTTTTTCTAAAAAGTTGGAATACATGCGTGAATTATTAAAGTCTATTACCACAATTTCTCAGAAACAAAAACATCTCTTGTTTGGAATCCCATTGTTTGTAAAAGGAGGGACACAATTTACAAAGTTGTTAAGTGATATTGAAACGTTACCTTATAAAATCAAGACATTACAATTCAGATATTTGTACGGAGATAAATCAAGCCAAGTATTGTTTATGAATTATTTCAAGCCAGGAACGTCTTATAAACAAACTAAACCAACACCCAAAAATAGGAATGAAATGATGTTTAAGATCGTGCCAGATATACAAAATGATATTTATCACTTGTATCAACCAAGTTATAGAAATGGTCAAGAGATATTTGAATATTATGACATTGCTTTTATTCCAGACTATAAAACAAGTGTCATGATGAATTCTTTATTTAGAAACATCAAAGAAAACACTAACTTGGACGCTTTGGAAGAAAGCGACGATGAAGAAGAGTTTGAGAACGAAAACTCTGATAAATTTGTGGATTTGAATAAATCGTTTGTCATGAAATGTGTTTTCAATGCTAAGTTCAAACGATGGGTACCTATCCACCTCGTATTGCCACAACTTTGTTCCACTTCTCACACCTTTACACCTTTAGACATTTAAAACGCCGATTTTCACAGAATTAAAACAATAAAGAGGTTGAAGGACGAAATATGCGTAACTTGTGAAAAACATAATGAAATTAACGAGTTGTTGGATAGAAACCCAATAGCGACCATTATGTTTTTCACATTTCGTCTTTCACCTCTTCATCCCAAAGGGACAAAAAAGAAGAGGAAAAAGTAAGACCATCATAATTGATTTTACATTTTTGGATTTTTTATTCCGCGAAAATCGGCGTTTTAAATGTCCAAAGGTGTAAATGAGAAAAATTGTAATATTTTATTTTATATAAATATATTATTTTATATAAATAATATATGTCTACGATTGTTGTTACTTTTAGCCAAGATCAAGGAGCTAATCCGACCTTTGGTGGAGTGGTGTATACACGACGATCTGGATCCTCTGGATCAACTTGGATATACGATTCACCTCTAAATCAAACAAGTGTTCCCAATAATTCATTTCAGAATAAAAGTACCTTAACTGGTTTATCTATTCCTAACACTGTTACTATCATTGGTATTAGTGCATTCCTAAATTGTCCCAATCTATCTGGATCACTTACTATTCCAAATAGTGTTACTACTATTGGTAGTAATGCATTTCGCAGTTGTTCAGGCTTTACTGGATCACTTACTATTCCTGATAGTGTTCAAACGATTGGACAAGATGCATTCAATAGTTGTTCAGGATTTACTGGATCACTGACTATTGGAAATAGTGTTACTACGATTGGTATTAGGGCATTCTATAACTGTTCAAGATTTACTGGATCATTGACTATTCCAAATAGTGTTACTACTATTGGTAGTAATGCATTTGAATCTTGCTCAGGCTTTACTGGATCACTTACTATTGGAAATAGTGTTACTATTATTGGTGATGGCGCATTCCAAAATTGTTCAAGATTTACTGGATCATTGACTATTCCAAATAGTGTTCAAACAATTAGTAATACTGCATTCTATAACTGTTCAGGATTTACTGGAGCACTTACTATTGGAAATAGTGTTACTACTATTGGTAGTAATGCATTCCAAAATTGTTCAAGATTTACTGGATCATTGACTATTCCAAATAGTGTTCAAACGATTAGTGGTTCTGCATTCCGAAATTGTTCAGGATTTAATGGATCACTGACTCTTGGAAATAGTGTTGTAACGATTGGTATTAGGGCATTTCAAGATTGTTCAGGATTTACTGGATCACTTGTTATTCCAAATAGTGTCACTAGTATTGGTGGTACTGCATTCGCAAATTGTCGTGGGTTTACTGGATCACTTACTATTGGAAATAGTGTTACTAGTATTGGTGATTATGCATTCTATAACTGTTCAGGATTGACTGGACCAGTTACTGTTCCAGCTAGTGTTACTATTATTGGTGTTTATGCATTTTATGGTTGTCCGAATCTACTCGTGTTTATATTTTTAGCTAACATCATTCCAACATTAGGAGATGGAACATCAAATACCATATTCGGCGGTCTAACACGACAAGGCACTGCGTATTATGTCACTCGAGCAATAGGTATTGAACGGTTACAGTTCAATTTCATAAATGTTATTGCTCCTCCATCAATAACAAGCGTTACACCAAACACTTTATCTAGATTAGGAGGAGAACTCATTACCATTACAGGAGAATATTTTGTACAACCACTAGAGGTTGATATAGATGGAACCCCTTTAAGCCCTATTACTGTTACAAGTGATACAGAAATACAAGTAACGTCTATACCAAAAGCCGTAGGTCCAGCGGTTCTAACGGTAACAACACTAGGAGGTTACGCAAATGTTCCTATCACATACGTGGTTCCATGTTTTGCAAAAGGAACCAAAATCTTGTGTCTCAGCAAAGAAACCGGAAAAGAAGAATACAAAGTCATTGAAAGTCTAAGGAAAGGTGATTTGGTGAAAACATTGAAGCATGGGTTTGTTGCCATTCACATGATAGGATACCAAGATATGTATAACGCTGCA